ACAGAGTATAACAAACGATTGGAGAAAGTTATGAGTACGGAAGCAAGGGCTCTTTTAGAGCAAGCAGGTCCAAGAACAGTTCATGATGCTGGTTTTGCCAGTGCATGTATGCAGAAATGGGCTCCTTTATTGGAGTCAACACACAAGCAAGATCCTATACAGATGCCTTACGTGAAAAAGGTGACTGCGGTTCTTCTTGAAAACGAGATGGAGCACCTGAAAGATCTTCAGGAAGACACCCTCTCGAACAACACTGGTTATTTCACCAAATATGTATTTCCCATTTTGAGGAATGTTTGGCCTAACCTGATCGCCAACCAGATTGTTTCGGTACAGCCGATGACTTCGCCGGTTAGTGGTGTTTTTTATTACGATAAAAAATATGCCAACCGCAAGGGTCAAATGCTGACACCTTCTGGTCCTACTGGCAGTCCGCTGGACATGAATTATGACGGCGAATTGGTTGCAGGCACCACAATGCGCAAGAATTTCGGACGGAATTATGCGCGTGAATTCGTTGATTACGACGTAACGTGTACAGACACGGGGACTGGCGTTGCTACGCTTAGCAATTCTGGTTCTAACTGTCGTTTGCCCGAGTGGAGTCCTATCAGAGACGTTGGTGTAGAGGGGCAGAGAACGTTCTTTGTTAAGGCGTACTTCTCTATCCTGGACGCTGATGATTCTGACGCGGTCAAAAACGTGGTTGCAACGCTGGATACTACTGGCGCGACCAATCATCTTATCGACGATCTGAACAGCAACAATGTTGGAACTTTCAACGTTGCCACAGGCGCTTGGACCATCACACCTTTGGGCAGTGCTGGAAATGCTTCTGATTTCAATACGCACAAAGTCATTTACTTCCAATATTTTGTAAATTGGGAGTTGGTTGGACAGACCAGTGGTGCCAAGATTCCTAGCGTTTCTTTGGATATTACGCTGAAAACTGTACAGGCAGAAGATTATGCGCTGAAAGCGGATTGGTCTGTACAGGCTGTTGACGACATGAGAGCGTTGCACGGTATGGACGTAGAGCAAGAGATTGTTTCTACGTTCTCGAACGAGGTAATGCTTGAAGTTGACAGAAACATCCTTGCTGAGCTTATGGCTGGTGCGGCGCATAGCGCGACTTACACCTATTCGTCTTCAGTACCTGGCGAGGTAGAGTCTATTCGCGAGATGATCACCAAGATCAGCGCAATGAGTGCTCGAATCCATAAGACTTCTGAGAGGGCACCGGCTAACTTTATTGTTACGTCTCCTGCCATTCAGGCGTTGCTTGATCAGCTTTCTACGCATGGCGACTATGCGTCGATAGAGCAAAACACTCAGGCTTCCACCTATGGTGTTGCGACTGCCAACTATGGCATTTCGAGGGTTGGAACCTTGCTGCGCAAGTGGGCTGTTTATGTAGATCCGTACATGGAAGAGAACAAAATCCTGATTGGACTTAAGGGGAACAGCTTCCTTGACGCTGGTTATGTTTATGCTCCTTATGTACCGCTGCAAGTAACACCTACTTTCTTGGATCCTGATACTCAGAGAAACAAGAAAGGAATCCGCACCCGTCATGCAACTCGTATGCTGCGTGCTGAGTACTATGGTGTTATCACCGTTTCTGGACTTCCTTCGATAACCACCGATGGTGGTCTTTTGAATTACGGCGGACTTCCGTAGGCAGTTGAACGTCTTTGACGTTATAGGGGGTCGGGTCGCGACGACCTGATCCCCTTTTTTTTGGTACAATTTGTTTTAAAGGAGTTTTCAAATGAGGTATAGATTGAGAAGTGGCGCGAGGGCAAATGCTTTTGTAGGGCACCAATACGAAGTTAGAAATGGTTTGCGTATTAGGCACAATGTGGATGTTTTTGTGGGACGTGGCGATATTGTCGAGACTGACATTGACTTGAGTTCTTGGGTCACGGAAGGCTCTTTAATTGTAGTTCCTGAAGAGCCTGTCGCTCTTAAAGTTCCGGCTGAAGATCCGCCCGAGGAACCGGTTGTTCCCGAGGAGCCTGTCGTTCCCGAGGAGCCTGTCGTTCCCGAGAAGCAGATTGAAGACAAGCCTCGCATTGATGGTGACGTTGACATTGACAAGGGTACAGAAGTGAGTGCTGTCAAGACAAGCGATGTTGGGACTGGTGAAGTAGCTGACGAAGTGGTAGGTGGGGACGATCATAACGATATGTCATATTCTGTTTTAGAAGATGGCACTTTCAAGTGCTTGCTGTGCGAGGATAAGATCCTCAAAACGCACAAGGGCATTCTTGAGCATATTGAGGCCAAACACGCGGGTTCGAGTTCTGAGAACTAGGAGGCTGTTATGGGTTTGTTGCACGAAGACAGGCTGGACAGGACGGTTGATGCAGGGTCCATTGGCATTGGCGAGACGGTAGAAATCCGTTCTAAAATGGGACGTCAGTTGGCCATTGGTGAGGTTGTGGCTACAAATCCGATGGGGTTAGCGCTTAGTAATGGGCAGTGGTACGATAGGGATATTTATCTTTTTGCGCCTATTGAAGAGTCCCCTCCTGTTGTTTTGAAAAACACGTTAAATGACGGTCCAGACGCGAGATCGGCTGACAAGCTAAAAAGTCTTGGACTTTCTTTTTCGGTACAGGAAGCGGATAAGCTTGACGACGGGGAGACAGGCAAGGATTCTGGCAGTGTAGATCCGGGCAAGGCGGGCGGCGTTCCGGTAGCGAAGCCTGATTCGTCGGTAGACGTGGACAGCCTTCCTGCGGATATACAGAAAGCCATCGTGTCAACTACTCAGATGGATTCTGCGCAACTTAATGGGGTCATGTCTGAGATAGGCGATTCGGTTGTAAAAGCGTTGAAACGAGCAAGCGTTAAAGACACCGAAATCTATGGCACGGCTGCAAAAATTCAGAATTCTATTTTTTCAATATTGACGGGGCGGTCTCCTGATTCGCCAGAGCCAAGCGGGAAAAAGGTTAAAAAATGAGTTGTGGACAAGAGTGGAAAGATGATCGTGCAACGGCCAAAATCAAAGAATGGATCCTTCGAAAGTTAGGATGCGACGTTATTGGTGTTGAGTTAACGGACGATCAGCTTGAGGATGCTCTTATGGAGGCTCAGGAATATTGGCAACAGTGGGTTGGTCGTGTTAGGTCGGTGGATTTACCAGCGGCCAAGCGGGAGTGTGATGCTTCTGAGATTGCCACTGACGTTGATAGTGTCGTGGACGTTTTTTTTGGTGGGCATTCGGCAGGCGTTGATTTTTTTGCGTGGGCGGATGTTCGCGTGAATCCTTTTCAGCAGATGATCGGCGGGAGGCAGGGGTATGCTGGGATTGTCCAGTATCAGCAATATCGCAAAGATCTATTGAAATCAATATCGGCTGACTTCGATTGGATGTGGGACAGATCGAGGCGGGTTCTTGTTATTTCCAGAAGTGCGCTTGGGCAGAGGATAAAAGTAGTATATCTTTCCAGGTGTTTTGATTATGAGGTTCTGAGTTCTTACGAATGGAAGCTGTTTCGAGAATACGCGCTATACAAGGCGATGCGAACTTTAGCCGTTATTCGCATGAAATTTCCCGAGAAACCGTCTGCGACGGGAACTTTTTCGATGGACGGGGAGTCCATGTGGGCAAATGCCGAGGCTTTAGGAATGCAAATTGAAGAAAAAATGCGACTTATGCAAAGACCTGTGCATATAATCGTTGGGTAGCATGTAGGTGTAAAAACGAACTTGAGTTCGCAACGGAGGGTAACAAAATGAAGGATTTTTTGATTGAGAAGTTTAGGGACAAGGCTGCTGCGATCCTGAACGAAGATAGTGATGAGATGGTGCATGTTTCTGCCGATCCACGGGGTGACATGGACGAGGCTGTTATAAAGTCTTACAACGATCCAGATGCTCCCAGGGGCGCGGTTCCTTTGCATGGCAAAGAGAGCGACGGGGAATTGGTGTTTTCTTTCGAGGACAAAGAGGATGCTGTTGATTTGTACAATTTTTTCACCGAGATGAAATTGCTTGAGCCGGGCGAGATTCAGTTGCGGGCGATTGAAGAGCAGTATTCGGTGGCGTTCATGCCTAGCGTGGTGATTGCCAAGCCGGAGATGATACAAGCGGCTTTGTTACATTACGAGGAGCAGATGGAAGTGGACGAGTCCGAGGAAGAGGCGTTTGAGTCGTTTATTTCTGGGATGACCGAATTGATAGAGGCATCTGTCGTTAAAACTTCTGGAGCACCTAAGCGAAAGAAGGGGATGGGCAACCCGTTTCACAATAAAGACACCGGAAAATTTGACGGTGTTCGGGATCAAGCCAAAAAGGGCGGGGGTTCTTGGGCAATTGGCAAAGTCAAGCTAAAATTCACTGGCAAGGGCAAGACCAAGGAAGGTGGATTGCTTGGCAAGTACGGCAGTACCAAGCACCCTTGCGGGCGTGCTGCACGTAAAGCCGGTAGTACTACTCGCTGTTGGGACGGTAAAGAGGGCGCTGGCGCTCGTGTGGCGAGGGTACTGGGTAAAAAGAAAAGAGCTAAAGAAGATTTGAACATTGCGGATCTTTCTATCATTCTCGAAATGCGATCTCTTTATAAACAACTTTAATCTGCGAGGTTTAGATGGGCTGCAAAGGAAACGGTCGGATTTGGGCCGGGCAAGATGCGGCCTATCTAAGAGCACTAGAGGCTGAGCGAATAGAGGGCTCTGGTGTGGATGTAGAGTATTATTCTTTGAACAGGGGCGCGAATGTGGATCCTGTTTATGGAGAGCCTACGAACGATCCTGTTTGGGGCGGAAGCAATCCAAGATCCCCGAGGGGAACACCTCAACAGCATAAATTGTCGTGGAACTTTTGTCCTGATACGGGGGCTGGGGATTTGGCATTGGTGCTGACTGGCACGGTTGAATATGTTGAATATGACGGGCGGAATCCTATTGTTAGGCCAGAGGGTCGTATGGTTGAGTACGATGCTATTCTTGTTGTGGCAAAGGACGAATGGGATTGTGGGATTGATGATCATTTGGCTGCGTGCATTAAGGGTCGCATTCCCAAAGAGGGAGACGTTGCGTTTGCGATGGGCGAATGGTGGGATATTGTAAAGGTGGGCGGTTCTGGAAGTGTTCCGGGGTCGTCTGCGACTGTTGGATGGCGAATGGATCTAAAGAAAAGATCGCAGTTTACGCCGGACAGAAAGGTTGAATTATGATTGATGAAAAGATGTCCAAGCGGGAGATTGACAGGGGTTTGACTGCCATATGCGCATGGTGCGAGCATTTACACAATGCGAGGAGGGGTAAGGTATGGACGTGTGGGCGATCCGACTGTGGGGGTCCGTTAGTGGGAAGGGCGTTTCCTGATTACAAGGGTCCAATGGAAGGTCGCTTGTCTTCTTTTTGCTTCTTGTGCGGAGAAAGCGCGGATGCTGCGGTGGAAATCAACGGGGGGATGCTTGGTGTTTGCAATCGAAAAGGTCCAGAGGGAGAGACGTGTTTGGACAAATTTATGCGCTTGTTGCGCAGGGAGGATAATGTAATTGTCAAAGAGCAGTTTGTGCCTGTGGTTGGCGGCGGCAAGACGGAGTTATCTTCAGTTGGCGGCGGAGTTGACGGCGGGAAACAGACATGAGTGTAATTGTCAGAATAGGCGAGACGGGGGGGCAGCCGTCTGCTCAGCAGGTGCTTATTGACGACGTTGATAATTCTACGTTTTACTTGGGACGGTCCGTGCGGGGCTCTGCTACATCTGATGCAGTGTGGCGCATTTTGAAGATAGTGGAGGATTCAGGCGGTGATGTTTTTTTTCAATATGCAAATGGGACTATTGCTTTTGATAAAGTGTGGGATGATCGGGCAACGTATGCTTATTCTTGATAGGAACTTAATGTAATGAAAGTCGCAAAATTACAAGAAGTTAGATTTACAATTGCTTCAGGTGCTTCGTCAGGCACTGGAACTTTGTCAGGTTTTAAGACACTTTCTAAAGTTGTGCCTCTTTTTGTGTCCTGGAGAGTTGCCGATGGTCAGTCTCCAGTTAGGGCATCTAACACTGAAGTTGACGTTGCAATTACTAATCTGACTACGATTACAGCGGAACGGTGGGGTAGTCCTAGTTACGCTATAAACGTGACTGCATACGTTGTTGAGTTTGGCTATGATACTGTGGTGCAAAAGGGGACTTGGGACCTTACTTCCTCTGAAACGTCAACGACTGAAACAATTACAGCAACTACGTTGGCTAATAGTTTTGTTGTTAGTTACAATAAAAATGAAGGGGAATCTGCTCCAGGTTACGATTCAGACCCTGATGGCAGGTGTATAGCTTTTAAATTTAATTCCACGACACAATTGGGTTTTTCGCGAGAGGCGGCCAAAGGCGCAGTAAGCGGGCATTGGTACGTGATTTATAGTGATACACTGTCTGTCCAGCATGGCAATCACAGTGAAACGGGAACAACCCTTAATTCTGTGACTGATACTATTTCCACTGTCAATGTCTCGCATTCTTTTTTAGTATCGTCTTTTAAAACGGAAGAGGCGCAATATCATGGATTAAGCATCTGGACAGCAGATCTGAGTTCTGCGACTACCGTGCGTTGGCGGCGTTATCCATACGATTCAGTTACTGTGGATTTTGAGTATCAAGTTATTACGGATACTGCACTTACAATTCAGCGTGGTGAATTTTCTACTAGCTCTTCGGTTTCGACTTATAGTCATACTATAACATCTGTAGATGCTCAATTAACAGCAGCTAAAACAGGCTGCGGTCGTTCTGGCTTTATGGATTCCAGTTCGTTCGAAGACGGTGATTTAGACACTCGCTACTGGGAGATTTGGCTATCAAATAGTACAACGCTTAATGGGCAAGCAGGTAGTTCTTATACCAATGCTAAAATCTGGACTTGGGAGACAGTCACTTTCGATGCTGTAGGTCATGTTGGGAATATCGGACATTGGCAAGATAGCGCTGGTTCGCAAATACCTGGAACCTCGTGGGGTGCCGTTGCATTTGCATCACAGAAGAGAAACGATGGGAGCACTTATAGTAAACCTAACACTTCTACTATTGAGGTCGAAGAGTCTGGTAATTATTTAGTAATTGCTACATTAAGGTACAGTGGTGGTACTAACAGATTTGGGCCTCAAGGCAAAATTGCAGTAACTACTGGATCTGGTAAGCTCTGGACATCATTCTTTACTGGATACAATAGAGATGCGTCTGAGCATGAAGCATGGGTTAAAATTGTTGGTGTTTATCATGGTGCTAAAAAAGACGACCGATTACAAATACAACACAGAAGAGATAATAATAGTTCGACGACAGGGACAGTTGCAGATGCCTGCGATGTTCAAATCGTCAAGTTGGCATATACAAATATTGGAATGTATCAAGATTCCACTGGAGGAAGCGTTTATGGTGGGACCAGCGCTAATACTGTTAATTTAGATAGCAACACTATAGAGACAAATACTGCTGCAATTGAAAGAAGTTCTGATACTGTAACAGTCAAGGGGAACAATAAACGTTATTTGGTTCTGTGGTGTGTGGCAGGACAAACTAATAACAGCACTAGGACACAACGTATTGGGCAATTAAATTATGGGGGCACTTCGAATCTGCCAACACGCTCATATGCTTTTTGTCGCGACTCGAACAATCAATATGCAGGGCTGGGTGGTGTAGATGTTTTAGCAACTTCTACCGCAGACATTGCAATCCAGGTAGAGTGTCTTAGGGGTGTAGGTACTGCTGCTGACCAAGGTGGAGCCTTGCTTGATGGAGGATGGACTTCTACTGCAAATCTATCTGGGTTGTGTGTTATTGAGTTAATGGATTCGATGGATGTAGCACGTAGTCATGATGCTACAGGATTGCAGCGTATTGATTCTGCTGCAACCTTGAATATTGTAAATACGCTAGACATTAGTGATAGCGCTTCTTTTACCAGAGCAAGCGCAACAAATCTGAATGTCGTGAAAGGTGCAAACGTTTTTGTATGGGCTCAAGTTTGGTCTGCTAGGTCGGATGTGTCTTCGACAGCTAGGTTTACGGGATATTCCACTATTAGCATAGGTGGAACTGCTCAAACTTTAGGGCGTCACGGTAATTACAGTCGGGGCAGCGAGGGTACAAGTTCCACTTTTTGCGGCGGTGTTCACCAACCCGGCGGTATTTATGATGTTGTAAATGCAGGGGATGATATTACGGTTGATGCTGCGCCTTTGTCAGGGACTGAAAGCGGAGGAAATATCAGGACTCAGACAAATTCTATCTCATTGATAGTCTTGAGTCTGAGTGCGAGTACTGGGATCTCTGTTGATAAAAGCGGCACAACTTATACCATTTCTGGTGGATCAGCGGATTCGCCGATAACATTAACCCAACTACAAGCAGCTACTGATAGCGGATTAGCAGTGCTGAACCGTAATGCTGCTTACACAAGCGTTAAAGAGCAGCATAAATACATTTTTGCATCTACTACGTATGTAGACTTTACAGGTGCAAGACTATTTTTGATCAATAATGCCAATAACGAAAACTTGGATGTTGAGTTTAAAGGACATATCACTATTGGTAGCGAAGATGATGATCTCAGATGTTTTGAAGTTCATTTTGGGGATAAGGATGCTGGGGAGTATACCAACAATGCATTTCCTTTGTTTGGGGTAACAGCGGATTCTGCTGTTATAGATTGTCCTAATTTAAATAATAGGATAAAAGTTATTTCTCACCTAGATGGGCCAACCAGTTCTATGACTGGTGAGCCTGGGGCCAGAAATGGCGTTTGGCTGGAGAACAATGTATCTGGCAATAAAATCCGAGTGTCTATACTGGGTGCGTCTTATAGCTATGGTGATGATTATGAGTTGCCTAATGATACAGGGTTTAAACCTAATGGCACCATGATAGTAAATTGGCGAATTGGCCCAAATGTTTCTGTTAGAGATATTGAATTTAGGGACGGATATGTTGACTGGAGGCCAGCAGGGACATGGGATGCACCAACACGGGGGGTTTTTGTAAGTGAAACTTGGATGAAATTTCTGGGTAGTAAAGCGTTTACTTTTACCTCTCCTCTGATCTTTGGTAGTTCTGCGAACTCATTCGAGGTTGTTGTGGGCAATAGCGGACAAACAGGATCTTATTTGTTGCATGGTCTGTTTTCAACAGGTTCTGAAGGCAGGATTGTTTATAATAATTTCAAGGGTTTGGAATGGTCTTTGCAGATGGCTCTGTATGGTGGCGGGGATAAAATCAGAGTCGAAAATCATTTATCTTTAGACTACACGTTGATTGACTCTCTGGCACAACCTGTGGATGGTGCTGTTATCACTCTATACAAAAAAGATCCTGTTTATAATAGTGCTAATAATGACGTGGGTTATACGGGATCGGAGGTGTCTTTTGACACTACAACGGACGGCACGGGCAAGGGCGATATAGGGCAAGATGACGGCGATTTAGATCATGCGATTGCGGTTGAGGCGTTTTGCCGCTATGGCACTGGAGGTAACGTTGACGTCGATTATGCTAATAAGGATTATTCTCGCGCTGATTATGCGAGTTACACGTCGTTGTCTTACACTGTAATTAAGTGGGGACAGAAGCCGATTATCAAATTTTCCTATACGGCAAAATTGGCAGGTGAAACGGGAGAAGGCAAGCAGTCTTTAGATGTGATCCAGATGGAGGAAGACACAAGTCTGTCTTCCGCAACTGAAAGTGCGGTACCTACTACAATCACCAATGCTGCAAGCGCGTATGATAATGCTTATAAATATGCTTTAGATGAGAAAATAAACTTATTTGCGGAAAAAGTAGGAGACAAGTTTAAGTCCGAAAACACGATCACTTTCGATAATAGCGCAACTGACCTTATTGACTTGACGGGCACTGAGATCACAATGCGTTCGAACAGCTTTTCTAGCGACTTGGAAAGTACGGACGGGGATGTAAAATTCAAAACCGCTTTTAATATTTCGGACATTACAATTTCTAGTGATTTGAGAATTGACGTAGGCTCAAACGCTTCATTAACGTTTGACAATGTGACTATTACGTCAGGACACCACGTTTATAATGACGATGCTTCTCACACGTTAACAATTACGGCGATCAACGGAAGTTCCGTTGTTGCTGGAGACCCGGGTACAGGCAACGGGCAAACGCAGGTGTTAAATAACCGCACGCATACGCTGACGGGCATTGTGGAGGGTTCAGAGGTTACGTATACCAGATTGCCAGCGGCAAGCGACACGGGCTCTGACGGGGCGTCTACGGCTGATAGTAGGCTATTTGCAACTTCAAGCGCATGGACTGTAGACGAATGGCAAGGGCATCTGCTTAAAATAGCGTCAGGTGCAGATGCGGGACGGTACTATATAATTTCTAATACAGCGACAACGTTGAAGTTGGATGCTGAATTGACTGCGACTGCGACGTCGCTTGATTATGCGATTTATAATGAAGATAATTCGACTGTTGTTCATCACATTGAGTCCGTGACCAGTTCAGGAGAGTCTGAATATACTTATGATTATTCGTCAGATTTTGAGGTAGATATTTTAGTACATGCACTTAATTATGTGAGTGTAGCTGTGCTTGGTGTTATTATGGGAAGCGACAATCAAACGTTGCCGATTTCACAAAAACCGGATGGGAATTATTACAATCCCGCGTAAGGAGAGATAAAATGGCCAAAATCGTAGATCCAGATCAGTTGACCTTACAAGTCAATGGTACAGCAACCACGCAGGAAATGTTCATTGACACTGACAAGAAGACTATTCAGTGTCGAATAGCGGGAAATCTTGATGATGACAGCCCAGGTTCGACTTCCGGCGTGACGGGGCAATGTGCATACTCCTTCCTAAAAGAAGAGTGGCGCACCAATACAACTTTGAACAAATTTAAGTTCCCTATTAAGGCGATCTATGAGGCCAAATTCATTATGCAATATGGCTGGCAATTTGCCGATCAACAGACAAGAGATCTGTTTAGGGACGCGGGCTTTCAAGAGATCGACGGTCGCGAAAATGCTTGTATTTTGTCTCTCGGTTCGCAGTACGATAACACGCAACAAGCGGACTATCAGCAGGTGACTGGATTCAATCAGAATACTACCGATTTTGATAAAACCGGACCGCTTAACGAGATGGTTATGGTTTATGACGGAGGATCCAGTGATTACAGGTCGTATTTTAAGGCGTTTTTGAGGGGTTGGAATAGGACCTTTGCTGATTACAACTTGCTTGTTGAGCAGGGCTTTTCTGCGCTTACATATATTGCTTATCGTTTGCCGCTGGCAAATAGCAATGACATTAAGAATCAGGGTACTACCCAGGCTTATATTGATGGGGCTAATGAGCCTTATAACAACATGGAATTGCAGTACTATAAAGGTGCTGGATTTGATACAGCGGCGGCACAGTCCTACTCTGTCGATGATGTTGTGCAAGATGGTGCGGGACGTTGGGCTCGATGCACAACGGCGGGTACGGTTACGACTCCTGGCGGTGGTTGGTCTTCGTTTGGAGGGACATCTGTGTGGGAGTCTTATCCCGGCGAGCGACAAATTGGTTCTGCGTATTATGCGTTTAACAGGGAAGTCCAGTACAATGGTGCTGGAACGAAACCCAACAAAGATGAGATTTATAAATTTTGCCAAAACGCTTTGACGAAAAGCACAAACATCAACGACGATCCTGACACGGACAGTTATGGTACGGTCAACGGCGAGGTTGCTGTTCGACTTGCATACTATGTTGGTGATGTTCTACACTCATGGCCGGGCGTTAATTTTGCTGATTTTAATAGTAATATCACCAACCAGATTATCTTGCATGATATTACTGTTGATGGTGGTGGGCTTGATTCGGAAGACGTTCCTGAGACTTCTACGGAGAGATCATACCCGTTTACAGCGGCCGGAATGTTCCAGTTTTCTGCAAATTTGGTTAATGAAACAGCGGCGGACACGCTCTTCAGGATGTATTATTTAAACATTCACGAACAGACACGGACTGACATTGCTGTAACATCTGCGTCTGGTACGAATGCTACGTTGACGACAACTGCGGGTGATTTCAATTTGTCATCAGGTGACTATTTTATCGTTTCGGGCTTTACGACTAATGATGTTAACAACGGTGTAAAAGTCGCGACAGGCACGCCTTCGGACACCTCTGTTGATTATACGGACGCATTGGGGCGAACTCAGATAGATGAGAGTGCGGGAGATTCGGTCAAGGTTGAAGAGCAACCGTATGACACTGCTTCTGCAATTGTCGTTAATGACAATTCTGGCTCGCCAATTCAGGGTCAAGTGACTTCTGCTTCAGTGTCATTTGACTTTGATTACGACGGTAATACTCAAGGTGGTAGGACTGCTGCTACGGATGCTAAAGTTGTTATCGTTGCCCAAGGTTTAGAGGATTCGGAGTGGGTCAGTGCGCCGTTTACGATTACTCGCACCACGGGACTTACTTTCCCAGTTAATGCACCTGATGAACGAACTTATTTGAATCCGGCGTAATTTGTTGGCAGTTGGTTTTGTAACAGTGCAGGAGGTACATGATGAAAAAGAAGAGTACGGCATTGCCCAAAGATAGGGCGGGTTTTTTTGAAGGAAAATTGTTGCTTAAAACGGACAATGAAAAGTCTCTTAAACAGGTCGGATTGTACGAAAAGAGGCTATTGAGCCGGATGCGGTATTGGTGTTTTAGGATTAATACTAACATCGCTAAGGGTGTAGGTCTTGAGGGTATTCCCAAGGGACTTAAAACTTTTGTTGAGAAGTTGCCTGGATTCACCAAGTGGGAGGCGTTCGGTGATAAGTGGGATATTGCTGGTGGTAATCCCTTTATGATTGTTACCAGGCTTATGTCTATCCACCAAGAGTGGGATCACGTTATGGATAGGGTGGCGATTCCTATCAACGCTTCTCGCGAGGAGGTAGAGGCTCGGATGGAAGTGTTAACTCGTGAATATCAGTCGAAAAACAAGTAAATGGCAGCGAAAGTCACTATAGATCCTGTCAGCCGGGAAATACAGATCAACTCTGGGGTTTCTGAGATAAACGTCAGAGTTGATCTGTATAGTGATTTGAAAGAGGACTGGCTTGCTAACCCCTCTTTGAATAGATTTGAATTTCCCTTTAGGCCGGTGGCTGGTGATAGCATAGGTTTGGGCCAAACGGCACCTATGTATTTTTTCTTAAAATATCCTTGGGTTGTAAAAACCGCTGGAGATGGATCTTTTGTTCGTTTGGCGCTTAACTTGTACGGACAAAATGAAGATGGTACCGACGTTCGAAACCCCTTTTTGACTGTTCCTGGCGATTCGGTCCAAAATGAAGTTTCGAACATTCCTGGATTTGACGTACTGACACAATTGGCGGTTCAGCAATCGTCCTTTGGCGATCATGTGATTGTAGATCGTGATTCGCCTTATTCTGGGACAGAATTCCCGAATGGCACGGGACAGAAAAAGCTTAACAACATTCCAGACGCTGTAACTGTCGCGCACAATAGGGGCTTAGCTAAAATTGTGTTCCACAGTGACTGGGAGCTTGGTGCCGAGTCGGAGTTGGATACGTTTGCGCTGGTAGGAAGGGCTGAGATAGAGACTGAGTTGACTATTCTGGCAGCAGCCAAGGTTTATAAGACGCGATTCATGGGGATGACGCTTAGTGGTGTTCTGGACGGAGAGAATACGGCGGAACGGTGCGTTGTCGGGGATTTAGAGTTCTTTAATGGAATGATAATCGATTCTTCTTTGGTGGGAAACCACAGGTTAAGAGGGGGGTTAGATGCTTATTATGCAAATTGCAAAATGAGCGATTGGAACCATCCTCCTTCCATTGATCTTGGCGATGCTGGGCAGAATTTAATCATGACTGACTATGCAGGGCTGATTACCTTGAAGAATATGGATGGTCCTAATAAAGTCGGAATTGGGTTAAGTGCTGGGGTGGTGACTCTGGAGAGGGCGACTGTCGTCAGGGGGACGGTTCATGTGTCCGGCACAGGTATGCTTAAAGATGATGCCGGGAATGTTTTAACTACTGGGATGTGGAATGGCAATGTGCAAATAATTAATGACATGCACAATTCTACAGAGATAGCGAAAAAGATCTGGTCTGAAGATCTTTCTGCCTATGGTGCCGATACTGCGGGGAATACGTTAGTTAAAGCGGAAGACGAGATAAGGCAGGCGGGTGTTGTGTATTGGGATGCTTCATCGTCAAACGTTGGCACGGCATATCCTATAGGTGCCATTTCCAAGCCTGCAAAAAACTTGTCGGATGTTCTAACGGTTTGTGAGCGTTATGGCATTTTGACAATCATGTACAAGGGCTGGGGTTGTTCTTTGGGTGCTACTGACAGTGTAGACAATTATTGCTTTAGGTTAGTGGATATGATTGGAGGGTTGTCTTCTGTTGCTTCCACGGTGCCAGCGTATTCGTTTAGGATCTATGGAGGGTACCTGATGGGTACCTTTAGCCAGTTTTTTGATGCGCATGACTGTGATATTACTAATATTTCATACCTGTCTGCAAAGTTTTCGAACTGTGATTTTAGAAATGATATTGTTTGCACGTCTACTTTGTCGACGCATACTACGCAGATCTTTGATTGCGGAACGCAAGTTGCAACGGGATCGAGGGTCGGCATTTCGCTTGGACCTGGCAAGCTAGACATGTATAATTGTTCGGGCGATTGGAAAATAGAGGACAAGACGGGCTCTGCGGTTTGCAAGCTGGATTTTAACGCTGGCACTGTGGAGATTGCCTCTACGTGTGTGGCGGGCGCGTTTATTATTTCTGGTGCCAACGAGGTGATTGACAACAGCGGGGCAGGTTGTACTGTGACGGTATTGAGAGATGTTCACGATGCTAAGTTGGTGGATGATATTTGGACAGAGAGCGTTTCTGACCATTCCGGCGTTCAGGGATCATTTGCGGCGGCAATAGGCAAGGTTAAGTTTTGGGTTAATGCGCTTAGGAGATTGCTAGGTGAATAAAATTGTTACAGGCGGCGCAATGCGTTATCTTTTACAAGAGGCAAAAATGGACATTCTAATACACAAACGGAGGCGGGGATGGAGATGATGGACATTGTAATGTTATGCACGGTGACGCTATTGGTGATTGTAGACGTCGCAACTTTCTTTGTAATTGTTAAGATTTTCAGAATGCACGATTCGAAGGACGAAAAGGGGGAGTACACATGGATGGTCCCGCGTGATTGGGCAGAGACAAACAGAATCATAGGTGAGTCGCACAAGCAAATAATGACTACTCTCTCCGAGCTAAGTGCAACAAATTCGCAATCAACAAAATTACTTGAATCTCTTACCGATGCCGTTTTGCGCATGAATCAGGAGATGAAGTCGAGGAGTTAAAATGCCTGATAGTTTTGATGCTGTATTTTTAAAGTCGCTGACGGACGAATTGAGTGGCAAGTTTGAGAAACAGACAGTCGCTATTAACAATCTTGTGTTGGCAGTGTCTAACGTTGATACGCGCTTGGACATGATCAAAGAGCGGCTTATAAAGCATGATACAAAGCTATCAGAACATTCGGACAGAATAAGACAGCGAGAGATAGGGCATGCTGCGTGTGACGCGCCAAAGCAGATGACTGGGGTGTGGGCAAATATCAAAAGGCTAAATGCTTTTATGGATCTAAAGAAAGAGAAAGATGGCATTGACACAAGGGTGATCGATACGCATGCGCAACAGATTCAGCGTGCGGCTGAAATGGCAATTCCAAGGGTGATTCCGATGCGCGACGCATTTATTAAGGTTTTGCCGTGGGTTATTGTCGTGGCCATTTTTAGCGTGGTTGTCACAACGTTGATCCTTACCCAGTCGGTCACTGGGCAACAGGTGCGATTGCCTAGTCTACCGGCGCTGGATATAACGAACTCAAGTTCGCAGGGTGCCAAATGATCTTAGGGGCAATGAACCAAGGAGAAGTTGTTTTTCAGTGTTTTGCGATAAAGGCGGATGGTTCTGCCAATATGGACATTTCTGGGGCGACTGTTCGTGTGTACGTTGTGTCGGGCGGTTCAGAAACGGATCTTTTGGCTGTAACATCTATGTCAAGGGTAGGGTCTACAAATACGTGGCGATATGAATGGAGCCCGAGCGCCTTGAGCGTGGGGCAATATGTCGTTGAGTATGTGGTCACGGATTCGGGCGGGATTACGGCTAGGGTTGCCGAAGACTTGATTGTGCGGGATATAGCAAGGGACTCGGTATTGTCTTTGGTGCAATCTGACATGTCGATTGTAAAAAAGGTCGAAACTGGAAGGTGGCGAATTGTCAATAATCAAATGGTTTTTTACGACGACGACGGGGTTACTCCTGTATTAACCTTTAATTTGCTAGATGACGCTGGGAATCCTTCTAGCGAAAGAGTTTTTGAAAGGGTACGAGTATGAAAAGTTTAATTGAATTGGGTGCGATGCTTGAGGGCGTTATGCGGGGTGTTCCGGGTAAGGGATTGGGCAAGAAAACGGGGCCTCGCGATGGATCGGGAGAGGGTAAATCGCAGACTGGATCGTTAAGGTTTTGCGACAAGACTAAAAAATGGTATGGCAAGGGCAAGGACGGGGAAAAGGGTTTTGGTGTGGGCGATAAATACACCGATCCAGAGGGCAAAGAAAAGAAAATTGAAAACGAAGCTGATGCGCAGGCTGCGGCTAAAATGTACGCGGACGGATGAATCGGATAATTACCAGAGGTTTTGGTCCGAGTCCCTTGGTGATTACCCGTGGTTTTGGCTTTGCTTCAATAGGGCAGATTTACCGGGAAATTATCCGGTTAACGTCTAAGGTGACTATGAGCTTAAGGCTTTTGTCTCCTTGGAAGGGTGGAAACTGCTAATGGCTAGTGATTGTGTCTATTTGTATTCTAGGGTTTCGAGCCTTGACGAAGGGCTTGAGATCGTGTCTAAGATCTCTGACCAGCTTAGCTTGGTGTCGAAAATATCCCGACAGGAAAGGATTGTTTCGACAATAAGCACTGCGGTTTATTTGACTTCTGCATTAGGATTAGAGGAGTGTGACGTATGACTGTTTGCACCAATTGCGATGAGCCTGGCAAATATTACGTTGGCGACATAGGCACTGCAATAATTGTAGATACATGCGCTGACATTTCTGCTGCTACGACTACGGATTTGATAGTAGAGAAGCCGGACGGCACGATTGAGACGTGGCATGGTGCTGTTTTTGAAGTGACCAAAGTGAGATACTTGGTCCAAGCTGGGGATTTTGATCAGGCGGGGGAATATTCTGTTCAAGTTTATCTTGAAATTAATGGCTGGCGAGGTCGTGGAAGCACAACGGCGTTTCGTGTGAGCGCGGTATTTTCATAGGAGTTTACGATGAAAGATTTTAAAAGTTTACTGGAAGAGATCAAGTCTGTAGTAGGTGATGATGGTGGCAGTATTGTTCGCAAGCGCCAGCGCTTGGAAGAGGCGGAAGGGTGGAAGGGCGTCATCTTCTCGAACGCTGATGACGGATGGGGTCCTGCGGCTGCAAAGGCGTATTGGGGAAGGGTTTTTTCCTTGCTAGGTGAAAGCATGAGCGATTTCCCAGAAGAAATCAGGCTGAACGCGGGACAGCTTTATCTTGAGGGTATTGCGAAGAGGGATCCTTCGGTGTGGAAAGATGTGATCGAGCATGATACTCCCAGCGGCGGAATGCCGCACGCTGTGGAGATTGTGTCTGATATAGTTAGAGACAGCCTTGCTCATTTGCGACCTGGGTTGGTTAATAAGAGCCCGCTTTCTTTGTCTGTTGGGATTTGGGAGGATGCTGTTAATGACGCTTTGTCCAAGGGGCATGCGTGGAAGGTTGAGGAGTCTGACGGGTTTAAATATCCGGTTCCTGACTACAGTAGAATAGCAAAGGATTGGAAAGAAGGAGTCAAAAGAGCGGCTGGATTAGTGTTTACCGATCAGAAGAACAAGGAATTTGATGCTGACGTGGAGGACTTTATTGTTCGTGATGGACAGAATCGTATCAGTCGGGGGCGAGATCTAAACAGACGAAGTTTATTCTTGGCGTCTAAAGCACTTGCCAATGTTTTTGACGAGTCCGGCGAGTAATGTCTCGTGTTCGCAGGTTCAAGCGCACGGCAAAGGCTTCTACGATTGTTCAGGCGGTTCCTTCGCGTGCGACGTACAAGGCGTTGAAAGGCACGGCGAAGTGGAAGGAACGCTTTGTCGAGGCTAGGATGTTGTTTTTGTTGGACGTTGCGGGGTTTATGGTTAGGGCAATTCAGGAGAAGGCACCCGATATTCGCATAGGCGGGGACGACGTTGACTATTCCGAGGGTTTGCGGATCGGAATATTGGAAGAGGGCGATGACGAGAATGTTATTGCTATTTACATGGATGGACAAAAGACGAAGGTGACACATTCTTACGCTGCCAAGACGGTGCTTTATTTTCAGCCTATAGGTGGAAGCCCTGATTGGGTTCGTGTTCTTTCGGTTCATGGTCCGTGGCCAGCCGAAATGGTTCCTGTCAAAGTTGGAAAGGATGATGCAAAAATAATCTCAAGAAGAGCGAGGTCGGATGAGATTGCGGCGTTGTCTTCTAGGCTCAGAGAAAACGCGGTAGATATAGAGCGACAGTTGCTGGCGCAAGGGGCAAGTAACCCGTCAGTTGGCGACTCAAACAATGGCATAGGTTTATCGGCGCATGAGGATCTAGGGTATAACGTTTTGCGGGTTGAATTAGGGTTTGGAGACGAGAAGCAGGTTGCGCATTGGCGTCCTGCTTTCGTCGAGACGAAAAAGTATGCCAGTAGGTGCATGAGCAAGGTTTCGGAATACATTGTGAGCGGGGACAAGCTTTTATTCGACTTGCCGCAAGAAACTGGTAATATTAATAAGACTGTGCTCAAAAATGGTTCGGGGTTTTCAAAAGAGATTGCCCCCTTTATGAAATGATGAAAGGTGATAAAATGGGAAAAGAAGATGAAACTATGGAAGTTGGTAGATTGGAAGATCTCCGTGGTACGCTTCAAAGCGTTGAAAACAATCTGTTGCATCGGGCGTTAGAGCGCAGTCGGGGCGAGGCTGAGGCAGCTTTTGACTTTATCAATACGGCGGCTGAGGCTGGGGTTGTGGATATTGAGTGCGACGGTTGTGGCGAAGAGGAAACCGACTAAACGAACTCAAGTTCGTTTCAGGGGATATGTGTGACGATATTAGGCAGAGTAGATATTCGAGATTGGGATATAGGTTGCTACCTATCTCTTGGTGCTGAATTGATCACTTACCAGATTGATGGCGATTCGCGTGCTCAGTATGTTGTGGACATTCCAAATATCTTGAATGATATTGAGAGGTTTCAGGGAAAAATTCCTGTTTTTTTTGACACGCCAGAAGATCCATATCAGAACTATATTTTGCCAAGTTTCGTGTTCAAGCAAAACGATTACACACCTGCCTTTGACCGACAGCCTCTTGCTGGTGTTGTGGCGCGGGTTCCTAGTCCTGACGCGGATCCTGTTCACGGCAAGGACGGCAAGATTTTGGGATACACTAAATATGTCTCTCAATTGAGGGCAGACCCTTATGACATTACTTACGATTTACAGGTTTTGGCGCGGCGCAAAGACGAGCTAATGTGGATGGTTCAGCACGTTATGAAGCGAATGCGCCCGCCTTGGTTTAGTTTTAAAATAATTGACAGTCTAGGTGATGTACGTAATTATGATGCAGGTGATATGACGTTCTCTAACACAAGCGAACTTGCTGATATTGCGGACAGAACGGCATCGTGGGCGATTTCTTTTACTGTTAGGGGTGAGATTGACACCTTTGACGATGTTGGATCGGTTGCGATGATAGACCCGCGTGTAAGAATGCACGTAAAGGAGATATAGGATGGCATGGTATTATCACTCGGGAAAGGTTGTTAGGCCTGTTCCTGTCAAAAAAGGGCTTTCCGTTGCGGTGAGGCCCCATTCTAAAGTTGAAATTTTGGAAGTGACACCGGAAGTTGACGCTTTAATTCGCAAGGGATTGTTGCGGATTACTGGGAAGCCCAAGGGTGCGCCTTCTGTTAAAGATGCATATGTTCCGTCAACGAACATGGCGAATGTTAAAGTATCAAGCATTGGTAACAATGTTGCTGAAAAGGGCTTTTCGAAGTCTCCAAGCATGAAGCCTGTTGCCGATGGGATACAACAAATGACTGTTGACGAGGCTGATCTGTTCGAAGGTTCGAACGCCGATAGCGGACTGAATGCTGATGGTGTTGTTAAGGAAAAAGTTGACCATGTTGAAGAGTTGCCTAAGAATAAGAAGAAGAAGAACAAAGGCAAAGATCGTCACTAGAGCGGTCTGACATGGAGTTTTAAAATGAACGATTTTGCAAGTCCGGGTCCGTACATCAAAGAGGTTCCGAGTGGTCCGGGTCCGATAGCAGGTGTTTCTACCTCTATCATGGGATTGATCGGATGGTCTCCCAAGGGTCCAGTGAACAAGCCTATTCTGTCCACAAGTTTTGCTGAGCATTCTGGCAAATTTGGATCTTTTGATGAAAAAGGTTTGGCTGGACACGAGGCATATGCCTATTTTGCCAACGAGGGAAAAGCATTATATTTTGTGCGTGTTACTGCACCTGACGCGGAGCAGGCGTATTGGGACATGACTGCTGCCGTTGCTAATGAGCTTGTTAGCAATGCGGTAGAGGCGACAGGTGCCTATGAGTTTTCGCTTGATCACATGCCGGTTAAGGCTGGCGGAAAGATCACTTTTGCGAATGCAAGCACTGCTGCTAATGTGTATGTTTTTGACATTAACGCAAATGGCACGCTTACGTTGAACACAACCGATTCTGGCGCTTCTGCTGTTACGGCGGGCGGTTCGGGATCGATCAATTTGGCGACGGGCGAGTGCCAGGCAAGCCTTGGGAACCCCTCGTATTTCACGGGTGGAACTGACTGGATAACGGCAGACTATGACTATGTGGTTTTTCGTTTCGAGATGGCTTGGCCTGGTCTTGCTGGCAATTTCTTTCGTGTGAGGATTGCTCCTGGTAGTAGCGATTACCTGGTGCAAGCTGAGGCACGGTGGACGCGATTCACTGTGATTGTCGAAGAGGATAAAAATTCTGACGTTACCAATCGCGCATGGACGCCGGTTGAAACTTGGAGTGATCTTGTCTTTGACGATCCAGATAGCCGTTCCTACGTGGCAACGATCATCAACGCTGATGGTGCGGGATCTGAGTATATCAAGGTGGTTGACTACGGCAACGGTGTTAATCCTTCCGAGCTTGCTGGAACGCAGGTGCAGGATGAGGACTTTAGTGCTACCCAGCGCCCTGACGGATCTACTGTTTCGCCGCCAGTTGCGTATGACGGGCTTGTCAAGGGTTGGGAGTATAAGCTGGCAAGTGGACCATTTGAGAAGACGGTCAACTTGAAGTTTGACATGGCGGACGGTAGCATTAAGGCGACGGGACAAGCGACTGCCATTGATGGCACAGGTGCTGCATTGACTGATTCTGGCGCTGCATTTGCGACGGGTGGCGCATGGAACGGCATGATGCTTGTGAACAAAACGACTGGTGCCACTGCTCAAATCACGGGTGGAACGGCCACAACGGTGGTTGGACAGCTTCAGGGCGGGTCAAATCAAGCATGGGCTATTGGTGACGAGTATATTGTTATTGACGCGGCTGCGAAGGTTGGCGTTGGCGTTGGAACTGGAACGACTGCTGTTGCCTCGCCTGGATCGGCTGCGCATCCTGTTGGGATCGTGCCTGGTTCTGTTTGTTTGCGAACGACGATGAGCACGGCTGGCGATCAGATTTTTGTTGATGACGGGGCGGGGCACATTGTTGGTGATGTTACCGGAACGCCAGCGACGGTGGCGACAATAGATTATTCTACTGGACAAATAACGAGCGCTGGTTCGACGGCGAACGAGGTTGACTTTGACGCTGCATTTTCGAGTGAGACTGTAGCAAGCGGGACTTCGGTTTTGTTTGGTTGTGTTTATTCGGAGTCGCTTGTCATTGAGGATGACGCGGACGGCAATCTTTCTCTTGCTGCTACGCAAGCAACTTTGGCACCCACCAAGTTCACGTTGAACTTGTCGGGCAAGAACACGATTGATTATGTGTCGGGCGAAGCTGTTTTAACATGGGCAATTGCGGGGAATCCAGCGGCTGGACCACAAGGTGTGTACAAAGAGGTTGCTGATTATTACACCAACCCTGATTTGAATTGGACTGAGTCTGGAGTTCCTGGTGTGTCGAATGTTTTGGCGCATGGGACTGACGGGGCGGACGTGTCGAGCGCAGACGTTGTAGATCCTTCTTTGGCTGCTCGCCAAGAAGGGTTGTATGCGTTTGGGAAAGTCAACTCGTTAATGCAGTTGGTTGCGGCGGATTTCCAAACGGACATTTATGTTGCTGACGCTTTGATTACTTACGCGGAACTGATGAAAGACAAGTTTGTTATTTTGACAGTTCCTCATGGTCTTTCTTACCAAGAAGCTATCAATTGGAAAAAATTCCAGTTGAACAAGTTTACCTCTTATGCTGCGATCTATTATCCGCATATCAAGGTTATGGATCCTGTATCTAACACCAACATGGATATTCCTTGCGGCGGGCACGTTGCGGGTGTGTATGCGAGGACGGATAGTTTGGAGAACGTTGGGTCTGCTCCTGCGGGAATGGAGAAGGGAAAGCTTAACTGGTCGACGGGACTGGAAGTTGACCTTTCAAGGGATCAGGTTGGCTTCGTTTATAAGGAGAAGATCAACGCTTTGGTCAATTGGCCTGACACTGGTCGTGTTGTATGGGGCGCAGTCACTATGGCACCTACGGGCAGCGAATGGAAGTACATCCAAACGCGCCGCCTGTTCGAGTATGCTGAGGCGTCTGTTTACAATGCTTCATTTGTTTACGCCTTTGCCGACGGTGGAGCTAGCCTTCAGCACAAGATTAAGCGCCAGGTGACGACGTTCTTGACTGGTTTGGCGACTAGCAATTATCTTGCTAGCACGGTGCCTAGCGAAGCGTTCTTTGTGGTTAGTGATAGTTCTAACAATACGAAGTCCACTATTGACCAAGGACTTACTTTTGTTGACGTTGGTTTGGCATCTAAGAAACCGGGCGAGTTCCTAGTGTTTAGATTCCAGCAGAAATCTCTTGCTTCAGGGGAATAGGTGAATAGAAGATGGGCATTATAAAAGTCATCCCGACTGTTTTGGTTCAGAAATTCTCTTCGGGGGCGACCATTACGGGCGTTCTTCCTGTGGAGAGCGGTATTGAATTCAAGTTTAGCGGGATGGCTTCGGGTCCATTCACGCTTGGCGAGACAATTTCTTGGACGGGGGGGACGGGTGTTCTTGTTCGATACATGGATGATGGTGACGAGGCTGGCAGTATGGTGCTTGGAACGTTAACGGGGGTCAAGCCTGCGGTTGGTGCTACTCTTACGGGTGGAACTTCGAGCGCGACGGCTTCTGTGTATTCGAACGTTGAAAGCGCATGGGATTCAAAGCAGGATATAGAGCGTGGACGCTATAGGCGATATTCGCTTTTGTCCAATGGTGGTCTGATTGATATTCCAGAGACAAGCGGAGGTTTTAGAGTAATTAATATTTTGGTGGGGACGCCGGGTATTACTGCAATTAAGTTGTCCGTTGTTGATCTGGACGGAAACGATGTTAGCGCTGGGGATTTGACTGTGACGACGGGGCGTGCATATCACGAATTTCGCAACGGGGGGCTTTTAGTGCCTCCTGGGTGCAAGTTTAAAATAGAGGGAACGGGAATTCTTTCTGCTGTTGGTCAGATTATGGTTGTGCTTGGGCACGGCTGGAGAGCAGACGTTTTCGCGGATTCGTTCGAGATTGGCAATATGAATACTTCTCCAAGCATATAGGTGTGTTTGGGGAATAAGGAGTTTTACAATGCGAGCAGCAAACACAGACGTATTACAAGGGTTTCGGTACCACGTTATTGCCGAAGACAATAGCGGGAGGGATCTTTTACAGCCCAAATATTCTGACGACCGGACGGGATACGAAGGCGGCGGGCAGGCGGGTTTTCAATCTGTCACCCTTCCTGAGCTATCGATAGAGGCTGCGGAATATCGCGAGGGCAATTTCAAGTGGGCGCAAAAGCTTCCTGGTCCGCCTACTGTTTCTGATGTTACGTGCATGCGCGGTGTCACCAAGAGGGATACCGCATTCTATGACATGGCGATGGCTTCTGTAGACGGCGATGAATACAGGGTAATGATTACGATTTATCATTATCAAAGAGCCGAAATGGCAGATGCACTCAAATCCGAAGGCAATGACACGCACAGGCGGATTGAATGCGGCGAGTGTTTTGCTACACGGGTGAAAACCGAAGGCGATCTTGACGCGACGGCTGGCGACGTTTCGTTGGCTGAGGTGGATATTGCTGTTGAGCATTTTACACCTAAGTACGAGTAGGGTAGATACGCAATGTCCAGAAGTCGTTTAGCAGATTTTATGCAGTCTTATCGCTTCTGGTTGTTTGACGCGGTACCTAGTCTTTCTCCGCCTTTTTTTGTTTTAGGTGCGCCTTTCTTTGGTTTCTCTACGATTTCGTCACCGGAGTACACTGCTGACGTTGACGACATAAAGCAAATCAATTCAATGTTTAAGGCTCATGCGTATTCGGGCGGTGCTGCAAGTCCGTTAACGTTAACGCGAGGGGTGCGTGGTTTTGATGATTCCATGTGGCGCTGGATGCATAGGGCAATTAAGGGTACTGATGTTGTGTCGAGGCATCTTGTGTTGTTGCATTTTACAGGTATAAATGTGAAGTTGGGTTCTTTAGGTGTGGGAGGCGTGGATTTGCCTGTTGACATTGGCGTGGATTTACCGTCGGAAATAGGTGGTTTTGTTCCGGGCAAGGCGTGGGTATTATTTGATTGCATTCCCACTAGATATAAGGGGGCGTCTGATTTTGACGCGACAGACGGCAGCGTATCCTTGTCCGAGTTAGACATTCAGCCGGGGGCTTTTACCGAGTTCTCTTTACTTGACCCTGTTTTTTAGGGGTTGGAGGTTTTGTTATGGATTTTATGACTGAGATTTGCGGGCTGGCTGGGGTTCCTGTGTATGAATCGACAAAGAGTGTTGATCCTGTTTTGGAGGGCAGTGTTGATGTTTCCACGACGATAAAGGCTCTTGGTGATACGGATTATCGCGACAAGGATGCTTTTTTTAAGATGGTGCAACTTTTGAAGGGTTTGGCTGCCGCTTCTGAAAAAGATGCCAAGGCCAAGGCTTTCTTGGGCAAAGTTTCTGATGCTTTGACGATAGTAGCCAAGGGTGTGGAGGGAGACTAGAATGAGTCACGAAAGTATGATCAATGAAGTGCGCATGCGTGTTGGGCTTCCCCCGCTGGAGGAGAGAAAGCAGAATCTTTCACCGGAATGGCAGATGGACATGTGGAACAAAGTCGAGTCTGTAAAGACTGCCGCGCAGGCCGGGTGGACGGGCATTCGTTCGCTCAAAAACAAGAGGGTCGAGCTTGAAAAGGCTATCAAACGGGTTGGACACACCAAAGAGTCAAGGTTTATTGTTGCCACTTTAGACTCTGTTGGCAGAGATATTGATAAAATGATTGGCAAGCTAGCCAAAGTGGAAGAGGCTGCCAAAGCATGGGAACGCAAGAGGTACGAACTGAGCCCAAAAGGGTAGAGCACAGAGTGTGTTAACGACTATGGGCAATGATGCCAAAAGTTTCTAAAAGTTTCTGATGCTTTAACAATAGTCGCCAAGGGCGTTGAGCGGCAAGAAAGATGACGAAAAATGAAAAGATCGAGAAGTGACAATTCTCTAAACGAGATGCGAGCGTTTGTGGGTCTCCCTTCGCTGGAAGAGGTGAAGCAGTCTAAGTTTTCAAAATGGCGAGATCTTGTTCGCGATAAGACGGATTCAGCCACCAACATCGCAACTGACTCAGAAGTTGAACTGGTGGTGTTGCGCAAGCTCTTGGCGCGAGACAAAGAGAATAAAGAGTTGCGCAATGTTATCTCTTCGCTGGAAGAGGTTTCTGGGGAAGCTACCAAGCTCGTTAAGAGCTTGAGAGCTTTGCGAAACAAGGTTGACGTCTGGGCAAAAAAAGAATAGCGCAAGAAAAGGGAGAAGGCAAAATGCTTAGCACGAAACAGATTGACGAGATAAGAGCATTATCGGGGCTTCCTGCGTTGGAGGAGGAACGGTTTGATCATTCTAAGTGGAAGGGTATTGTTCGCGACAAAAAGAATGCAGTTGCCAAAATTGTGGCAGACACTGATTTAGAGCTAGGTGCTTTGTATAAATTGCGCAAGGCTTACGGCGAGAAGGGTGAACTGATCAAGGTTACGTCGGCAATGAGATCGGTTTCTAACGAGCTTGAGTCAGTGCTTTCCAAGGTCGAAGAGTTAAAAAATGCTGTTAATGCTTGGAAAAAAGAGAAGCATGGCGGGAAAATATAGGAGGTTGTCATGAGTAGACTAAAGTCGCGGAAATTGATTGTTGGTGTTTTGAGTGCTGTTTTCATAGCTGTCAATGACGCTTTTGGAAAGCCAGTGTCGTCAGAAGCTATAATGCAGGTAGTGGGGATTCTTGGTGTTTACATTTTGGGGCAGGGCATTGCTGATCATGGGTACAGGCGCTGGATTTCTCCAGTTGAAGATGATGGTCCCAACTGGGATGATACTGCAAAGGTGGACGCTGACGCTGACGAGCGACGGGATCTTTTAGGATGAACACAGAATCCGAAACCACTCCGATCAGGCTACGCAAGGAAGTGTCCAAGGATGTTATGCGCATTGTGAGGGCTTCCATGGAGCGCACGGGGAGGCTGCGCCGGGAATACGTTACTCCTATTCCCAAGGAGTTGCCTGGCGGATATGTGATGCTTCTTAATTCTCCCCTGCCTAACGTTAAGGGTGATCTCGTGGGCGAGGTTAGAGTTTTGGTATATGCGCCCTCAGACGTCGCTTTGCCGGTTAGGGTTGATTTTGAGTGGACTAGAAACGCCTTTGGTTTTTGGTACAGGAACAGCGTTTCTTTGGACGCTGTGGACGCGGCGTCAGTTGTGAAGGTTGTCAAGGGTGCAATGCGCTGGGTAAAGACTACCGCTGATGGGGGAGTTAGCGTTGCATCGATGAACAGGATGCCTTTCAAGCATGTCAAAAAAAATGCAACGAAGGATAAAATGGCGAGATCAGGATTGGTGTTAGGATGAAACTTTTAACTGAATCCGAGTATAATGAAGCTGCTTTTTTTAATTCCGCAAGAATAGACAACGGGGACTTGCCGTTTCCCTTGCTTGGCGCTGATGCTGAGGAATTGACGGCTTGGGCTTGTTATGTTCAGGCTGTTTCTGGGCTAAAGGTTGACGGGTTAATTGGACCCAAGACTTTGGCTGCGTTATCGGGCGCTGGCAAGGGGTGTGATTTTAAGCTTGTGGCAAGTCCGCCTCGTGATTCTTTGGTGCCCGATTCTCACAGCAACCCTTCGAATTGTATAATTGTTAACGGGCGTCGGTGTCGGCTTCCTGACGAGATGATTGCGAAGGGGTATACCGCTGTCAATTACCTTGATGACGGGATTGTGCGGTTTAAGCATCGGAAGCGCACTAAGGCGTTGCGCTGGTTCGTACTGCATGAGACAGTGGGCAATACTGCAAAGGGGTGTGTTAAGTCGCTGGAAAAGAAGGGTTTTGGTGTTCAGTTGATACAGGATCCTTATGGCTGTTTTTATTGTCATGGCGATCTTGTTTTGGACAGAATGGTTCATGCCAATCATCTTAATAACGGATCTTTTGGTTGCGAGCAGATTAACCCTTACAATCCGGTTTTTGTTCGTGATAGCGGCATTTTTGGGGTATGGATACCGCGTCAGTGGTGGACCTGGGTGCCTGGTCGCAAGTCGGTTTTGAAATTATTACAGAAAAAAATATGGGAGCGGGTTCCTAAAAAATATGTGGCTTTGACAGATGCGCAAGTTCAGTCAATGTCGATGTTTGCGCCATGGGTGTGCGAGCAGACGGGTTGTGTTCCGTTCGCATTTCCTACTGGAGATCTTGGGAAGCGAAACAGGAAAAAGAAATGGCCTGGTGCGGGCATTGTTGCGCACAGGGATTTTTCGAATCACTCGGATGGTCGGTACATGTTGGAGCAGCTTATGAGGATGCAAGATGAAGAAATTCTCTAAGAAGCTTGAGGCATTTATCACCAAGAAAGAGATTGTGGACACGTCTGTTTTTCTGGGTGCAAAAGATCGCGGGATTTTTAGGTCGCTGAAATCCGAGGGAGAGAGGGCGATCAAGGGGCGTGTAATAGATTCGTGCGTGTTTAGTGTTCGCGAGCGGGGTGGTATAGTATCCCTTGTGATGATACTTGAGGGGCGTCATTCGATGAGCGTGGGGCGTCAGGTGTCGCGTCGGTTTAAGGACAGGAACGAACTCAAGTTCGCTGATGTGGTGAAGACCAAGCGCGGAGCGAAGGTGGTTCTTTGTTCTGAGGAGGGTGAATAATGACAACGCTGTCTGCTAATATTGCGACAATTGTAAAGCCTTTGGGGCGTCCGTTGCGGAGGAGCAAAAAAGGTTTGACGAAAATATCCGAGATAGGGACTGTTTTTGACGCTGTTTCTTTTCGTGGCATCTACGAAATAGGGGCTGTCAACGACGGTGTTTCTCTGAAGAAAATAGCAACAAACAGGGTGTCTTCTTTGCAGGAGAAGCCAAGGAAAAAGGGTGGCAACAATGGGTAAAAGCATGAGCGAAGGAATGGACAAAATTCTTGAGAAAATCGAATTGATGGCTAAGTCTGGCAAGATGGAGGAATCTGTAGGTCCAGCGCTGAAACCGATGGGTATTGTCGGGGGAGAGGGCAAGGCTACGGAGGATGGTGAAGAGCAGCTTGAGGCGCTTAGTGCGGGAGTTGTGGACAAAATAGCGCAGTCGATGGTTGGCAATCCAAAAACGGCGGCTTTGATGGGGCGGTTGGTAGGCAGTGACAATGAGCCGGAAATGTCTGCCGAACTACGTCGCGAGTTAATGGCATTTCTTTTTATGTTCTTTTCTGGGCATGGTTTGGCAGGTTCTGGGGCTGGCAAGGCGAGAAAAGCCATTGCTGGGATGCTACACCGTTAATTATTTCTTCTTAGGTTTTGTTTTTGTATAGCGAATATTTTTAAACGCTTCTAGCTGTTTCGGTAGAGGATCGCTGGATACAAAACTGTACCGACCCTCCTTCTCCAAAAAGGGAACGACCTCTAGCCGGTCGCCTTTTTTCAGGATGCCCTTGAATCCCCAATCGCTATCATCGTGAAACACGTCTTCATCGCGCAACACGGCGATGACTTTCAAATCATACCCTTTAAGGTATTTGTGTTCTTTGGGGTTTTTTATCATTTTTGTGATTGTTCCAATTACTTTTTTCATCCTGCTCCTCCTATTGTTTCTTTCTTCGAGATATGAAATCCTTTCTCTGAATTATAGTCCAGAATTTTGCCTTTCCCAATTAAAGAAAGGTTCAGGAGACAGATCTCTGTCCCCCATGTGTGCCATGTGGCACTGTTGCGGATGACGGCAGTGCCTTTACGTCCTGGGTGGTTTAGAATCTCCAGGATGTCGTCTTTTTCTCGCATCCTGTCGCCGATTACCTTGGCGGCGCGATCTGAAATCTTGTCCCAAAGCCTGTCGCTGTCTGTCAGTTGGTTTAGTAGTCCGTCTGTGTCTTGCCCTGTTATTTCGAATGTTATTAATTTCATTTTAGTCTCTTTCTTTAATTTTTGGAATCAACACAATTGTTGCGTCAGGGGCAATGCGTCGTATTTTCGATGACAATACAACGATGTCGTTGTCGGTGCCGTTGGCATCGATTGTGATTTTTATCGCGGGTTTGTCTTTTCTGAAAAGCTTGTCAAGGTAGTCCTTCATTGTCAATTCCTTTGTTTTGCAAACATTTTGTTTGCCATCTGTAATAAACTATAAACCCATCAAAAGGGTTTGTCAACATTGCCAAGTGGGTTTTTTTGAAATAAATTAAAGAAATGTGTCTATTATGTGTAGAATAGACACATGGCACGGATTAATTTTGAGATAAAGGATTCTGTTCATAAACGATTTATTGATCGCTGTAACAAGGATGGTCGGACAGTTAGCGACGTGCTGAGAGTTCTGATTTTGGATTTTGTTGAAACAAGGGCAAGGCGAGATCTTGTCGATGATGGAGATGAGGATGACCGAAATGAATGAGACTGAAACGAATGAGTATGTAATTGAAGATGCGAACGAAGAGAAGATTGCTGAACCGATCAAGACGGAGCGCACCAAGGGGCATGTTTTGGACGTTTCCTCTGGTTTTCTGGCGGTAGAGTTGCCTGCTGGGTATATTTACGAGGGGAAGGCACATGTTGATGCGTTGGTGCGTGAGATGCGTGGTCACGAGGAGGATATTTTAGCGTCCAAGGGTCCGATAGTGACGCGGCTGAACGCCGTAATTGGCAACTGTCTTGTGAAGTTGGGAGATATTAGCGAGTCTGCTACACTGAAGAAAGTGGCTAGTGCTTTAACGGGGCAAGATCGAATGGCGGTTATGATTGCTATTCGCCGGGCGTCGTTAGGTGATTTTTATGATTGCAATGTTAAGTGTCCAGAGTGCAAAATTGTGGAGCATAGAACGATTGACTTGAAGGATGTAGAAATATCTGCGATGCCGGATCGTCTTTTGCGGGATAGGTGCGATGAACTTCCAAGCGGGACAGAAGTCAAGTGGCATGTTATAAATAGTGCTGATGAGGATTGGCTTTCGACGGTACGCAAAAAGAAGCAGGATCAGTTGACGTTGGGGTTGCTTGCTAGGGTAGACGCTGTTGGCGATATAAAGCTTGAGCGGGAGAAAAAATACCGAAAAGCCTTGGTGGCTTTAAAGGACTTGTCGACGCGGGATCGTGTTTTTCTGCGATCTTTGTTTGACAAGGAAGAGGGCAAGGTGGATACCGATGTCGAATTTGAATGTGAAGAGTGTGGGCATATCTGGACTGCACCAATGGATATGCAAGAGGGTTTTTTCTTCCCCTCGGCTCTATAGAGGCACTAGAGGAGGAAATTTATTTCCTTCTGGAGTACATGGGGCAAACCTACGAAAGTGCCATGTCGCTGCCATATTCGAGGCGGCGGCGATTTGTAGATACAAAAGTAATACAGTTAAAGTCTCAGAAGAACGCGCAACGGTCCCAGCCTCAAAGGCGTCGTCGATAAACGAACTCAAGTTCGTTTGGGGGGTTGTATGAGTTTTTTAGGAATAGCATTTGAGATGGGCGCGGTAGACGCTGGCATGGACAAGGCGCTTGACGCTGCTGTTGGTGGTCTGGACAAGATTAATGATGCCATGTCGACGCAGGTCGCTAGAGTTACTAAGCTTGCGGGGACCAAAGCGGCGGACATGTATGACAAGACGGCGAAGGCTGTGGATAGAGCTTCTGACGCCGTGTCAGCCTCTAGTGATTCGCTTGTGAGGTGGGGCAAGACTTTTCGGGATGATGTTGTTGAGGCGGTTGACAAGGGTACGGAAGCTGTTGTCAATTTTGGTCGAAAGAGCAAAGGTGCAATTGACGGTTTTGTGGGGAGGATGAAATCTGGCAGTAAAAAAATTGGGGGCTTTTTCGACAAGATGAAGTCGAAGGCGGACTCGTTCAATTTGGCGCATATAGCGAGCAAGATGAAGGATCTAACGGGGGAAACGGGCAATCTGTCTAACGGGATGGAGAGCACGTTTGTGTCAATGTTGCAGACTACGAAGCCTATTGTGGCGCAATTGTCGTTATCTGCAAAGGAAATGAAGCGGATGAATTCCCAGGCGGCGGGAATGGCATATTCGATGAATACGGATGCTGGTGCGGTTGCGGAAACGCTGAAGTCTATGAAGATTGCGAATGAAGGCGCTAAAGAGGCGCTGGACGCAATGAACATGTCAACGAAAGATTGGGTGAAGGTTGTCCAGACGACGGGCATTCCTATGTCTGACTATACTGCTATACTTGGTGACATGACGGCTTCATGGGATGCCTCTCCCAAGCAGGCGGGGAGGATGATTGACTCGTTGGTGGCGATAGGCAAGCAGACAGGAACGGGAACGTTAAACTTGAAAAGCGCCAAGGGTTTTCTGGATGAGCTAGACGAGTTGTACCAAACGCTTCCACCTGGTATGGCCAAGACGGCGGATGACATTGAGGGGTTGATGTTGTCTACGGCCAAGCTGTCTGGCGCGTTTGTGGACATGGGCGAGGCTCCCCAATTAGCCGAAGAAATGGCGCGGCAGACGGCTAGGATGTTTGCTGAACAGTCGATAATGATTGAAAAGGCGTTCAAGACGGGGGGCAAGGGTGCGGCAACTAATACTCCGCTGATACAGGGTTTGATACAGATCGGGATGAGCTTCGAGGAGGCTCGCAAGGTGGTTGATTTGGGGAGCAAAGATGTTGCGCTGGGGATGCAGGCAATTAATGAAGCGACGCAAAAATACGGTCCTGGGGCGACGGACATGGGGATGAAGATCCTCCAGGAGAACCTTGGCGAGAGTGTCAAGGGGATGACTTATTTAGCGACTAATTCCAATCAAGGTGCTGCTGCTTTGGCGAAGGTTACGGCGATGGCCATTAAGGGTGGCGGCGCTTTGAAGCAGTACGGCAAGGACGCTTTTAGTTCGGGCTTAACGTTGCAGGATTCGTACAACAGGGCGCAAGAGGCGTTTGACACGACGATTCGCAGTATTGCTCGAAAGAACGTGGTTGGTCTTGTAAAGAATCAAATGGCTGGCATTCGAGAGGCTGGCAAAGAGTTGAAAGAGTTAGGATCGGACAAGACTTGGGGTCCTTGGATTAATGCGATGAGTCAATATCGGCAAATGGGGATCGGCGGGTTATTTGCAAGCTTATCGCAACAGACTGGAATTGGGGCAAAGAACGCGGCTAAATTCGGGGCAAAGATTGGGGTTGTTTTTGACACGATGGGCAAGTTAGGGGATGACATTGCGCCGTTGATGCAGTTCTTTGGGATGTTTGGCGCGGGTGGAATGCTGGCTGGGGGCGTTGGCATTGCGGCGATGTTTGCGATGAGTCCGAATGATCGCAAGGAAATTTTTGGCAGTTATGCGAAGTTATTTGACGGGGTAGAGGATAAGATCAAGGGGATTTTCGAGAAGATCGATTTAAAAAAACTGTGGCCACGGGTAAAGAAGTTTTTAACGGTTATGTTTGATATGGTGAAAAAGGGCTGGAAGTCCATGATGGACGCGGGGGTGATTCAGGATATTGGGAAGGGGCTTAAAAAGGCGTGGAATTGGTTTGTTGGTGCGGTTGACTGGGGTGGACTGATAGACAATGTTGGAAAGGCTATTGAGAAGGCATGGGGCTGGGTGGCTAAGAACGTCGACTTTACTGCTATGGGCGAGAGAATTGGAAGTATTTTTTCGGCTTTAGCGCCTAAAGTTTGGGAAATGTTAAAGTCTGCTTTTAAAAAAGTTGGGGATGAAATGGGGGTGGGGGGGCAACTTGCGATAGGAGCGATAATTGCTGGCAAAATTGGGGGGGGAGGCATTCTGGGTGCATTGGTAAGCGGATTGCCTGGTGTTGCAAGCGTTTTTGGATCTTTGTTTTCGAAAGCGGCCAGCAGTGGACTATCTGGGGCTTTTTCTAGCGGGTCGTTTCTTTTGGCTGCGGGTGCTGCGGGTGTGGCAATAGGATCTGCACTGTGGAAAGAGTATCAGCGGCGTTCTGTACAAAAAGGTGATATTCAAAAAGGGATAGACAAGAGTGGTTCTAGTTCCATGGGACAGTCATTGTCTAGGGGGATTGCTATTCGCAAAGCTGGTTTTGAAGGTGTTAATTTGAGTGGCGCGGCATCTGGTAAAGATCTTACAGCGCTTAAGCGTATTAATGACAATATCAAAAAGGGAATAATAAGTCAGTCCGATTATGCTAGCAAGCGCGATTACACTAGGAATTTTACATCTTCTGGGAAAAGCATGGATAGTTCTTTCAAGCGCACTTGGGAATTATCCGAGAAGCGCTTGTCAGGATCTAAGTCGTACAACGCTTTGCCGTATGACGAGATGAAGGGCATTTTTAAAAGGGCTCAACAGTTGCCGTCTTTTCAGAAGAAAATGCAGGAAATTTCACAGGTGCAACAGAAGACTTTTTTGGCGCTTCGCCGCTCGGGGGAAGATGAATATAGCGCAATGCACCAGTCCATGTCGTCCATGGCAGCGGACGTCAGATCTTTGGCGTTGTGGGCGTCTAGCGGGCAAGGGCTTTCTGAAATATCGCAATATACCAAGGAAAAGCGTGCTGTAGACGTGGTCGGTATTATGCGAAACGAGGGTTTGTTGGACAGTGCGGTTTCTGGCGGTGGCGAGACGGCTGATGCTTTTGGCGATGGTTTTTTTGATTCAATGTCGGACGGCGGTGGCTATAGTAGAATGTCGGACGGTTTGAATGCCGTCAAGCGGTCACTTGGTGGTTCCCTCCCTGAGACGGGACCGTTGGCTGATGGTACGGCTGCGTATCACGGGGGGTACGAGACGATGATCGCGTTTTCGGATGGGGTGCTGGCATCGGCTGAAGTTGTGCGGGAGGCTGTAGAGCAGACGTTGAATGATAGCGTTATTTACACCATGGAGGAGTATGGCGATAAGATGAGAGAGATCGTTGACAAGAAGGATCTTTTTCAGGGTCTGGCCAAGCAGATGGTTAAGAATTTGGGGGGCAAGATAGAGACGGATGTCAATGCAAATGCGGATGTCAACGTCAAGAAGAACTTCCAAGCTGCTTTGAGTTTGCCTGGTTTTGCGGGTGTGATTCTGGCGGTGTCTAATGAAGGTGCGCAGACTAGAAAGTTGCTTGCTAGGATTCTTTCTGAGAACGAGAAACAAACTGCATTAATGCCTGGAGGCAGGGTTGTGAGTGCGCCGCCGGTTGCGGTAGTTAATTAGGAGGTTTCATGTCTTTGCGAATTGAGCCTAATCCGGTTGAAAACATTTTAAAATCTGGACCGTTGAGCCCGATGCTTTTCATGTCGGAGCATTTGATTTATGACTCACAACAGGGTGGATTGGTGCGTTTTAGGGGGTTGTTCGAGATGCCTGACTGGGAGGGTGTAGAGGCTGACGAAATGACGTATATTGTTAGCGATGCCAATGATCGGATTGATCGAATTGCTAAGGCGGCTTGGGGGGAGTCAAGAGTTTCTATGTGTTGGATAATTGCGGCTAGGAACAATTTAGATCTTCCAGACGTTCAGCTACACAAGGGGAGAGTATTGAAGATTCCGTCTAAAAACTGGATAGATACTAGGCTGTTTCCTCAGAGTTCGGGCATTGGTGGGCGATGAGCAACATATATACAGATCCTATTGCGCAGGTGATTATTACGGACGTTAGCAAGGGGTATAGCTGGAACTGGGGATCGCCTCAATTCCCGTTTTTGACTTCGGTCAATTTCTCGTGGGATTTAAAGTCGATTAATGCTTTTAGTGTTGGGATCGATATTCCGTATGACATGGCGTTGGATTATTTAGATATAAACAAAACGCCGTTTAAAAAAAACAACGTTGTGAAGGCGCGTATAGGGTACGCCAGCGGGGGCTGGACCGAGTGGGAGTCTGGGTATTTGACGGACGGCGGCAAGGGGCTGAGTATTTCAGCGGATGGATTGTCGGGTGCGCTGGAGATTGCGTGGGTATCGCCACAGGTTGCACAGTACACATTGTCTAAGGATGTCCTTCAGGCTGCCGAATGGGATTCTGTAAAGCTATTGGAATCGATAGGTGGAATTATAGGTCTTAATGTGTTCATGACGGCAGGTGCCAAAACGATGTTTCGAGATTGGAAGCATCGAAGCAGGGTAAAGCACTTGAACCGTGCGGTTTTCTGGAGTGGGCTTGCTGATAAGGGCGTTATGTCGATTGTGAGCGAGCTATGCCAGCGCAGCAATGTAGAGTTCTGGATGGCTCCTAGGGGCGGTGTAAAAACTTTATGGTTTGCGACGGCGGCGGAGCGAGAGAAGGGGTATGCCGTTGCACCTGACGCTAAAGAGACGCGGAAATATGTTATCCGGGGAATCTTAGACGAATCACAGTTGCAATATCCCTGTTATTCGATGAGTCCAGAGGACGATTCTAATACATGGATACGGAGAGCGGCGTCTGCCAGTGCGTCGGGGGTTACGGCAACGGCTATTGACACTGAAAATGGCGAAGACGTAAAGGTGGAAGTTAAGCCAGAGGATGCGGAAACGCCGGTATCTGGATCGATAGAGGAGACGGCACCTGCTGATATTCGCACGTCGGAGGGCAATGCGAATCAGTTAGTTGCGGACGCGGCCAAGACTGACGGAACGTTGGGAACGTTTGTTAGTGCGCCTTTCCCCGATGGTGGAAGTACGATATTTAAAAACCTTGTGCGTCAATATAGCAGGCAGGGAGATCCGGCGGGCAAGTTAACATTAGAGACGATTGGCGTTCCTAAAGAATGCACTGGCAATTTATGCGAGTTCAGAGGTGCTGGGAAACTATTCGACGGGAATTATCTCATAGAAGGGCTTACGCATGCATGGAGCCCTGGCACATGGAACATGACACTCAAGGTAATGCGCAGGGGCGTGAAGGCAAAGGAGGGTAGTATGATTGAGACTAAAGGGGGGCAGCGCGATGCTTGATAAGATATTATCTCAATTGAAAACAATATTGTCTCAAATTGGGTTGGAGCGTTTCAGTGGACGCTTTTACGGCATTTATCCGGGGCGGGTTGTATCGAATCAAGATCCTCAGGGGCGTGGGCGTGTTTTGGCCACATGTCCTGCGGTGAATATTAACGATGATTCTGACGTTTCTGGCGATTGGTGGATGATGCCCTGCATGAACGGGGTGGGAACTGCCATGGACGGACAAATGACGGGTGTTTTTCATCCTCCTGAAGTGGGCGCTAATGTGTGGGTTTCTTTTCAGTTTGGCGATCCTCAATATCCTGTTTACATGGGTGGTTTTGTGACGACCAAGCAAGTGTCTGACACGTTTAAGTCTGAAGAAAAAAATGGGTGGGACGTTTTAAAGCGGGGAATACGCACCAAATCGGGTAGTTTTATTCGCTTTAACGATGATCCGGACAGCCTTGAAATCACGATAGTCAAGGGTGACGGAAAGGGCGGGGAAACCCCACAATTTATTGCTTTAGACAAAGACGGATCTACTTTGATCACAAACGAAAAGGGTAGTTATCTTTATATGAACGCTGAGAAGGATGAAACGTCGTTGCAAACGCTGGATAAAAAGGGGAATGTTTTATCCATGTTGGTGTTAGGGGATGACAAGATTTCTCTTTTGACCAAGTCTGGGGCGGGTATCACGGTTGATGGTAAAAATGTATCTTTGACTGGCGATAATATTGCGGCCAATGCCAGTAAAACGTTTGACGCCAATGCGGGCGTTGTTTATTTGGGTAGCAAGGCCAAGTACATGAAGAACCCATTGTTACGGGGGCGTGATTTTGCGATAGGCTGGGGAATTATACATCAGCACACAACGACGGCTCCTGGTTCACCTACTGGACCGGGACCGACGCCTCCTGTTTTGCCGGGCAAGGAATTGTCTTCGAATGTGTTTATCTCATGAGTAAATGTGTAGTACCAACTCCGCCGTTGCCAAGATTGGCGGTTCCTATTCCGAGTTTGGGCTTGCCGACTTTACCGGCATTGCCGAAGCTACCTTCGGCACCTTCGATTCCGGGTGTGAAGATCAAGATGCCGTTGCCAAAGCTGGCGGTTCCTGTTCCGAGTATGGGCTTGCCGACGCTTCCAAAGTTGCCGACTTTACCTTCAACGCCTTCAATCCCTGGCGTAGACGTTAAGATGCCGTTGCCAAGACTGGCGGTTCCGATTCCGAGTTTGGGGTTGCCAACGCTTCCAAAGTTGCCGACTTTACCAAAGTTGCCTGGGTGTCCGTTGGATTAGCAATAAAAACGAACTTGAGTTCGTCGAAAGGTTTTTTTAGATGGGTATAGTGAATTTAGTTCCACCGACAGAGGATCGAAAGATTGTAAAGACATTGGCATTTCCTTATCAGAGGGGGCCTTCTGGTTTTCCAGCAATGGCGCAAGCGGACAATGGGACCTACACTTCGATAGTGGCTTTGTTTCATACTGGCACTAACGAGAGGGTGATGCAGTTGGATTTAGGCATTGATTTGATGGAGTATATATTTGAGGACATGTCACCTATTCAGCGAGCGAGAATAGCAAATGCGGCAGCAAATGCTATAGAGCGATTTATTCCGGGGACGGTGGTTAATGACGTTATTCCTTCGCAAGTTAAGACGGATGACGCAATAGGAAATAGTATAATATTTGATGTGCGGTACACTGTTGGGGGACAGCAACATCAGCAACAAGTGATTTGCACTCCGACGTTGCAGGGGCAATAGAATGATAGACAAATATAACCCATTGGTGCCAGATCAATCTCTTTTGAACGAGGTCAAATTTGCGGCGCGTGATTTTGCGAGCATGGCGGATGATTTACTTCGAAGGCTTAAGATTGAATATGGTGATGTTTACAACGATTATGCGACTACTTCACAGGGAATAATGTTGCGCGATCTTGTCGCGTGGGCATATGCGGGATTGACTTGGTATTTGGACAGGACTGCGAGCGATTGTTTTCTGGAGACGGCAAGAACGCGGGAGGCGGTTGAGCGCATTGTGGAGCAAATTGCTTACAAGATGCGTCCTGCGGCGGCTGCTACGACTACTTTGACCTTGACATTCCCGCAAGGGACGTCTTCTGGTTTTACGATGAAGGATCGCTGGCGGTATAGCGGGCCGGGTGGATTGTCTTTCGAATCATACGCTAAATTCATACAGCCATCTGCGATTGCAGAAGGCGGTACGGTTTCAGTGGCGGTCAGGCAGGGCGAAACTCGAACTCTTACGTATACTGCTGACGGGTCCAAGAACCAGACGTATAGGCTGTCGAGCATTGATAGTGATCGTTTTTTGGCTGTCGGTGCCACGGAGGTCTGGGTTGACGGTAGTCTTTGGACTGAAAACGACTTTCTTGAGTACACCAAGACGGGGCAATATGAGATAAGTTATTTGGCCAATCCTCCTATTGTACGATTTGGGGATGGTAGTGCTGGGAACATTCCGCCTGTTGGTGCTGAGGTTAAGATACGGTTTTTGATTATTGACGGTGATCAGGGGAATGTGAAATCCAACACGATCCAGGCAACGACGGACACGCTTGTTATAGGTGGCGAGACGGTGACGTTTACACTTACGAATACTGAAGGCGCAAGCGGAGGTCGAGATCCAGAAGAGGCTGAAAAAGCTAAGAAGTGGGCACCTTCGAGTTTTGCGGCGCGGGGTGCGGCAATAACACAACCAGATTACAATGCACTTTCAAGCACTTTTGTGGATCCTGCTTATGGTGCGGTAGCTAAGGCATATGCGTTGAACCCCAGGTCTTCTTATGACGATCTAGTGTTTAATGCTTTGGTTGAGAATGTTGGGAACGTTTTGGACGCTTTTAATTCTGACGTTACGGCAATGCAATTAGCGCTAGAGGCTGGATCTGCCTCTTTGGACGGCGGCGTTACGGCGCTTACAAGCGCACTGGCAGGATTGCAAGCGCTAAGGGTTACCTTGGACGGCTGGACGGCAGAGATGGACGCTGCGCTTGTTTCTGTGCGCGACAGTGTGACCAACGCTGAATCCCGGTCTGCGTCTGCGTATGATGGTTGTAGGCGTGCGGGGTCGGATCTTGCGGCTTTACGGATTTACATTGCAGATAATTTGTCGGATGGAATGACCAAAGTTCATATTTTGAGCGTGATGGATTCTGTAATGCCTATTGTTGCGGTAGCGCAATCTGATTCTGACAGTGCGAGAACTGAGGCGGCGGCGGCGAAGGGGTTGATTGATGGATCGTTGCGGCCTGCTTTGGACAATGTTTCTGACGCTGTTAGCAGTAGGGGTGCTTTGGCGGATGGGATTGTTGATTCGATCACTGCGTCGGAGGATATTGCGGCGGCGGCGTTAGTTATGGAGGCGCAGGCTGTGTCCATGAAAGGGGAGAGCGATGAGGTTGTGGATACTGTTAGCTTGTCCATGGGAGATATGCAATCGAGAATAGGCGAGTTGTTTTCTGACGATTGTTTATCAAACTTTGTACAGGTGCCTATTTTATCGCTGGATACGCATGGCAATTACGCCTCACCATCGATAGGGTTGCGACATGCTTTACAAAAACGCCTTGATCAGATTAAAGGAGTTACGCATGTTGTGGAAGTTGTTGATGGAAAATCCGTTTTGGTTCCTGCTGAAATTGAAGTAAAGCTCAAGGTTTTGTCCGCGTATATTCCTGCCGAAGTAAGTTCTCAGATTACAGCTACGATTGTGGGCATGTTAAAACAGCGTGATTTTGACAAGCCTTTGTATTTGTCCAGTTTGTACGAAGAGGTTGAAAAGTCGTCAAAGGGGATTGATCACGTTAATATTGAAATTGTGGGTCCTTTGGGCTGGACTCCGAATGTTATTGACGGAAAGGGCAATTTGGTGCCTGCAAAGAATCAGATTATAACATTGGGGTCTTTAAAAGTTGTCGATATGGATGGAAGGGAAATATAAATGTCAAAGAAGATTGTTGAAACACCAAGGATGAATTGGCCTTTTATGGAGTGGAATGCTGATTGGCAAGCATGGCAGCAAAAGTTTGAAGATCTTGTCATGATGCAGGATTCGGACGTTTTCGCCAATCTGGAGGGACGAGAGAAGCTTTTCAAACAAATTCCCAATGCTTCTATAATTGACGATAGTGGGACACGAAAGCTTCATATAGCTTCGGACGTTATTTTGGTGTCGAGAACGTTAAACACGGCTGTTAATATTGACTCTTCATCCGACCTTGTATTGTCCCAAGATTCTGTAATTGGGGCGGTTGTAACACCTGGCGCAGTGGGTCCGCAAGATACGATTTTCGAGGTTTATTCATCGGTAGACAAGTCTCCTGACATTCGAGTGTTTGGATACGTTGATTCTGATTTGAATATTATTTGGTTTAATGGTGCGAAGTTGTCCTATGGGGATTCTGCGCGACCTATTTTTTCGTTTTTAGCAACGGGAGGGTCTGACACGAACCGGGTTATGGTGACAAGCGCGGACACTACTCCAAACTTTTTGCGAGCGAAGTTGCAATCGACTGATAGCAGTGTGGTTATTACGACTGCTACTCCTGGCGGCAACGAGACGGTTAATCTCAGTGTTCCTGGGGTAGGAACGGACGAACTTGTAAAGGCTTCTGCTGCTGATACTACGGCGGGATATGTTGGTGACAAGGTCAGGGGCAGGGCTGGAATCAAGTTGTCAGTTGCAGATAAGGGCAGTGGTGATCTTGCGATTGATTTCGAATATGGCGACGATCACACTATTCTGGTCGAGCGGGATTCGAGTGCTTTGGTATCGGGGCAGCGGTTGTTGGCAGCCGTTGCGGCGGCAAAAACAATAACGCCGTTGGATATTGACAATCGGGTTAAAATTGAGTTGTTGCCGGGAAAGTATGAGATTGCTTCTTCAATTGTGATGGACACGGATTTTATTGACATTGTGTGTTCGAGCGAGGCGCAAGTGCCGCATCGTTATAATGGGGACTATCCCATGCGCCAGCATATGATTGCTGCGGGTGCTGTCATAGCATGGACAGGTACGCTTACGGCTTTGTCAGTGACCAGCGGGGATAATATATTCAGAGGGTTGACTTTCAAGGCACCTTCAGATCAGCTTTCTGCTATTTCCCTGAATTGTAGCGATACGTACAGCGTCAAAGGGGCACGAGTTGGTTTTATAGGTTGCTACTTTAACTATGCTGGTGTTTTTTTTAACGATGGAGATTTTGGCGGGAGTATTATTCGATGTAGTGCCAACACTTCCATCGGCGGTGCTGATGATACGTTTAAGGGTACTGCCATTGACGTATCATGTTCTGCCAGGCTGTTTTCGGGTAATCTTGATAGCGCTTATTTATGTGGATGTAGCGGGGGCATGAGATCCTTTGCGGGGCATGATACTAGTCCCGCAACTAGAAATATTAAAAATTCGATTTTGGTAAATTGTCAGTCGGCAATTTATGGGTTTGCGTCGGGCAAAATAGAATTTTCGAGACTTTTGTCTTGCGTTGGGGATAGGTGTTATTGGGGCGGGACGAGTGGCATTGGGGCAGAGCTTGTTGGTTGCAACGGATCAAGTTTTCAAAACATTGGAACGGACGAAGGTTGGGACGGATCATTGGTTGGGTGTAGGTTTGTCACACCTAGCATAATGGCTCCTGCTGCTAGTAGCCGTCATTTGAAGGTAATAGGATCAACGCTTCTTCGGGGCAACGATCCTTATACGCAGGTTGGATATTATAGCATATCGGCGTTGACAGGAGGATCCTCTGGTACAGTTACTGTTGTTGGCAGTTTCTTGCAAAATGCTATTGGACCAGGCATCAAGGTTGAGAGGAGCGAACAGCGACGTACTAACGGATCGCCGCCTGCGGAGTGGGAGTCTGACATATGGTTGGGTAGTATGTCGACGGACGATGACAATGGTGCTTCTCTCGTGAATGCACTGGCTTACGCTGCTACGATGGAGCCAGGGGGTAATGCACGGTCTGCGACTAACAGGGTTACGATTCATCTTGAGAGCGCTGGATATAAAATATTGGGCAGTGGATCGTCATTCGAGTTGGGCTCTGACCATGATTTTATTGACATTGTGGGCAACGGATCGGCTGGCAAAGAAAATTGGGACAATATTCCATATAGGGGTGATATTTCTAAGCCATTGACGAGAATTTATGTAGAGGGGGATGGACTTTCGGCTTTGTTCACGACCGAAGATGTTACCAATATCAGGTTCTCCAATATTCACTTTGATGCCAGCGGGGACACGACGGGGAATACAGCCTGTTTGTCAATGGGCGCGGATAGTGATTTTAAGAACTGTGTTTTTGAGAACTGTGTTTTTGAGGGTTATCGGGCATCTTCTAATATTTCGGCAGTTTCTCAAGCAAGCCCGTGTGTTGTTACGTCAAGCACAAGCCTCTCGCTAGGCAGATATGCTTCTGTTTATATATCTGGGGTTGAGGGGATGACGGAATTGACGGATGGCATGTACGAGGCCAAGGGGATAGGATCTAGCCAGATGGAGTTGCGTCGGGTTGATTCGAGTTCGTTTACCGCATACACGTCGGGAGGGTCAGTCGAGTTTGGTGGACAGGATGTTGCTCCTTGTATTATTTTCACGAGTGGAAGCGGTGTAGTTCCGGCTGGGCGATGGGTCAATTGTCATTTTGTTGGGCAAATTGTGGTGAACGGGCTTGCCTTTGAGGGGAGTGTTGTTAATTGCTCTTTTTACGGCGATGCATTGACTGCAAGATTGAAAGGCGCGTTGGTTGATAATTGTCGGTTTGCAGATTCTGCGTTGGCGTCTGGAAGTCCATATGTAGACAGCGATACGGTGATCAAAAACACTAAATTGTGGGGAGGAAAAGGTCCAGGTGTTACGGGGATTTTTAGTCCTACAATGATTGATGTGGAATTTTTTGGAGAGCAAGGGTTAGGAGTTTCGAGTGTGTTAAGTGCTCCGAAAATGATAAGGGTCAAGGCGCTTAGTTTGAATCACACGTTGCATTATAGTGCGGGTGCATATTTATCTCAATGTGAGCTTTATCATAGCACGTACACTCCTCTTATTTCGAACGTGGAGACGGCTAGGAGCGTGTCTGGAATAACGCAGCAAAGTTCAACGGTGACAAGGTTTACTACTACTGTTGCGCATGGGTTTGTTGAAGGTGACAGAATTGTGTTTGATTCGTTTTCGAATTCGTCAGGTGGTATGGCGGAGCTTAATGGACAATGCCTTACTGTTTCGAACGTTCCAAGCACCATGACTTTCGATGTAGTACTTCATATGTCCTCAAATTATACCACACCCTATGCAAGCCCTTATCCTGGATATTGCGCCAAGCATGGAATTGAAATTTATGACAGTAAACTTTCCATCGCAATGGACACAAGTGTCGAGGCGGGGGCGAGGCAGCCTGTTTTGCAGGGTGGACATGCGTCAGGCTATACGGTCAAGGGGTGTCGCTTCGGATATGGTCCTGTTTTTGATGCGGCTTCATCTACAATCAACAGGATTGTGTTGGTTGATTGCTCTAGCTACGACAATGATTTGTTTTTTCCTAGCAAGTATGAGGGGAGAATCAAGGTTAAGGGAGAGGGTGCGTCGTCTGCTGTTGAGCGCGGCAAACAGTTTGTTGACGCCGTTAGATGGGCGACGAAGATGCTTCCAAAGAACAGGATGGAGCGCGATAGCGTTTCACGAGCAACGGTTGAATTGGGTCCGGTTTTGTACGATTTGGGAACTATGGATTACAGTTCTACGACGCATTTGACGTTTGGATCGGGCGATGGGTATATTGATATTGTTGGTGTGGGCAATGTTGTAATGCCTTCGGGCGATGATGGTTTTCCGTTGCGCGACAAAGTTGTTTCACCTGGGTCCGTTGTTCGTGCGGCCACTTCGACTCCGTTATTTGATATTTCTGCTGCGCTTGATCTTGGTTTTTACAATGTTTCTTTTGAGGATCTTGAGAATGATTTGGGTTCTGCATTTGTGCGGTCTACGGTTGCGGGGCGGATGGTATTTAAAGATGTTTCAATGCAGCAAAAAGTTGTCACATATGCAATCACGGGGATTACGCAGGCGAATCCTGCGGTTGTGACAATGTCTGGGGGGCATAGCGCGTCAAATGGAGATCTCGTTTACATTAGCGGCGTTGGTGGAATGACGGAATTGAACAATAGATGGTTTAGGGTTTTGAGTGTGACAGGAACTACCTTTGCGCTGAAAGATGAGAATTCAGCGGGATATAGCGCGTTCACTTCGGGTGGAACAGCGGCATTGCGCTCAAGCAGCGTTGTGACGTTGGCTACGGGATCTAAGTTGCTGGCTGACAATTGTTATTTTGATGGAAGCGTGTCAGTTTCAGGTCTTGTTGATTCGCGGGTAAAAGATTGCGTGATTAATGGAGCATTTGTCCAAGCTGGATTGGCAAGGTCTGTGATTGATGGAGTAAAGGTAGCTGGTCCTGTGTTCGCTGGAAGCGGCACTATAGACGCGGATAGCATTGTAAAGGGGTGTCTATTTGGTGTGGATAGCATTGTGTCTTCGACCGTAATTGCGGGAAGATTACAGGATTGTGTTGGTCTTCATAATTTTCTTTGCAGTTCGGGCGTGTCGACTGGGTACATTTTACGGTGCGAGGCGTCAAGGAATCATGATTCTCAGGCTATGACCATTGGGGCATCTGGGGTTGTAGAAGACGTTAAAGTTATTATGAAGGCGAATAGGGGCGCATTTACAGTGTCTGCAAGTGGGGCGAAGTTCCGGCGTGTTGTTGTAGAGGATGAAGCGGCGTCGGCAATGACAGCGCATGCCATTGTGGCGGCGTCGGCTGTAAATGCCGAGGTGTCTTTTTCTGAATTGCGATTAGGGTTGGGTTCGAATGTCACTAATTTGCTGACAACGGCGTATAATATTACCACGTAGAAAAAACGAACTTGAGTTCGTTTATGGAGATTTAAGATGGCGATACGACAGGCAGTTATTTCGAAAAACAAGATCAAGTTCCGATTTGGAGAGCCTTACAACAGCGAGGCTTCGAACGTTCAAATGGGAGTAATGGAGCGGGGAGCGTATAGGGGTGCATTGGTAGAGGCAAGCTCCCCTGCTGACAAGTCTTTTCACCTAGTGCCTGAAGATGGCGATTCTATTATTTTGCATAGGGATAGTTCGAACGGGCATTGTACTGTGGTGCGCGAGCCTGGTAATATTTCCTTTGATATGTCAGATCAATTCACTGCAAGCGGGGGGCGAATCCCTACTTCTGTGGTTTGGTTTGTGTATATGACTGTGGATTACACAATAAATTCGGAGACTACGGGGGCGTTTGAGGTGGACACTACAATTCCCGCTGACGCTGTTTTGCTGGCGGCAATTCACATGGCGGCTGGGTCGCCTACTATTTCGAGTTCTGACATTCATCTGGACGGTGCTAATAGGGATAAGGTTCCACGAAAAAAAGGCGTTTTGGTGCGCAAAAGAGCGACTATAACGCCAGGGGCAAGCGATGAGGGTTTTTACATTGATGATAAGGTGTGTTTTTTAAATGGAGCACATCCTAGCCAGAAGGTGTCTTTGCGATGGGGGGCGAGTCAAAAGTTTCCTCTGACTTCTTTTTCGAATGGTATGAAGGTTGATGGAGGGGATTGGCGTCAGAGCAATGTGGGTGCTGTTTTGACGGCAGCGGATATGGACGGGGATGGTTGTTATCAGCGTCCGTGGATCGACTTTGTGAATAACGGCAGTTCTATAGCCATTGGAACAACGCCTTTTATTGTTTATTACACTGCTTATGTGCCGTTCGACGAATGGGAAGTTGAAGATGAGTCTGTGGGCGAGTTGAGTGGGGCGTGCGCTGAAAATGTATTGGTGCAGGCAACTTCTGGGGCTCCTAGTTCTGTGCCGGGCGGACCGTTAAATACTTTTTTGCATAATTTGCTGTCAGTGGCAAACGAGAGGCTTGAGACTAGATTCTCTGCGTCGGGTAATAACTGGTCGTTAATGTGGCGTTCTCAAGATGTAATCGATGATGATGTAACTAATGACACAGTATCATTGTATGTCAAAAACGGCGGACTGATGGTGGTGTGGGGCGGGTTTGCCAAGCGTATTGGTGGCTCCAATTATTTGAGCCGCATATCAGGCGGCGCGTTTCCCAAAATAAGAGCAATTGCCTCCTTTTTGACAAATGGTACTACGAGGGAATATAACTCTGGATCTTTGGGATCAACACCAATTGATCTTTCTATGAGTAATTATAACGAGTGGGATTCCGTTAAATATGTGGGAAATGGGGGTACTTTCACTGAAGAGACGAATGGATCTGTGTCTGTAAATACAGCTAAGGGGCGTACTACTGGTTTTAAGACTACCGTTCTGGAAGGAGCACCTAATGATACTCGCACAAAAACCTTTGAGTTGTTGTACGATCTTCAGACGATAGACGTTAGGGTTTATTGGACTAGGCATGTAACGGATTCCTATGGCGAGTTGTTTTTTACGTACAATGCTGTTTGGCAGGATGGTCCGTCGCGGTGGAGGCGGGGAAACAATGCTACTACATCTGCGTTTGCTCTTTGTGTTGGGTCCAATGGGGTTCGATTGCTGAGCGTTAATAGTGGTAGCTCCGAATTTTCCTCTGGATGGATCAATTGGGGGCACGAGTTAGAATGGGGAAAAACAGAAGATTCTGCTCATGTCGATTGTCCGTTGAACTGCTTTAATCTTGTGGGTGATGGTTATGAGAAGATGTATGTGGCTTTCACTATTGCGCCTTCTACAACTACTACCGCAGTGAGAGGCGCTTTCAATTATAGGAATCGGCGCAATTCCGTTCCGTCATCGTTTACAATAACACATTTGGCTGATTCTGCATTGACAAACGTTACTGTGGCGACAAATGATCGTTGGGGCGGGATTTTGGCTGGAGACATGCCCGTGCAGAGTACTTATTTCAGAAGATCCTCTTATACTGTTGAAACTTGGGGCTAGAAAGGAAGGCATTAATGTTTTTTTACAAAATGGATGATGAGAAAATAGTTTACAGGTGTGCATGCGGGGTTGACGTTACTGCTCCTATCGAGAAGCTTAGGGTGATGGGGCAGTCTGTGTTTACTGGTGAATGTCCGTCTTGCAAGCGGGGCGGGTATATGATGTTAGCTGGACAAGTTGACGAGTCTGCCTCTAGCTATGAGCAACACAGGTTCAACCAAACGCTTGGTAAGCGACTTCTGGATGCTGGGCAAGCGTTAGATGCGATTGAGGACTGTTGTTCTATTGGTGACGATTACAAGGACGGTGAGGTTTTTATTGATTTAGAGAAGTGGAAATCTGTGGTGGCGAGCAAGACTGTCAGTGCGATATTCCCAGAGCTTGAGAAGGATGAATAATGTCCAGTAAGCTTAATAAGCCCAGCGGATCGGGTTTTTATGGTCGCGGATATTGGGGCAATAAAGTCTTTTGGTTGAACGTGCCTGGACAATGGCGTGAGCTTGACGAATTTGGCTTTTTGAGGATGTTGCTTAATACGTGGGGTGATCTTGGCGAAGATCTTTTGGAGCAAATATCGTTGCTTCCATTGCAGAGGGATCCGTACAAGGCAAGGGCAATTGATAGTTTGTTGCGCTGGTTTTATGTGACTGAATCCATGGTTTTTGATGATCCTGACAAGGGGCATGTGGTGCGGTTAATCGGCGAGAGAAAACACGAAGACATGCCCGAGACGGACATTGATTCGCCGCCGGATGCGGACGAATCAAGATTGGCAAAAATGTATCCGTGGTTTCCTTATGAGCCGCTGAAGAATGTTGCACGGTATTGGGAATTACGCTGGAAGGGTGCTCGTTATGAAGTTGAGAATGTGCGACTTCGAAATTACGACCAGCCAGCGATTTACCGGGATGGTGTTTCTTTAGCTAATGAGGTGTGGGTAAAGGGCGGGGATTTAACGTTTGTTTTTGATTTTATCACCAATCGGATTTGGGGGCGGCGGGTTGAGGAAGATTCGTTACAGGGGTGTGTGCAGGTTGGAACTACGGATGGAAGTTTTAGTCCTAGTGTAGAGTTGCCAACATTGCCGGTTCGTTTGGAGCGGCGTGCTTCGCCCACTATGGTGACGACAGACGCAACTGTACAGCTACTTGTCCCTATGGAGATAGGGTGGGATTATTATTTATATGATGTTCCAGATCTCGCGAACGAAAACATGGGAACTTTGAATCTTGGAGATGCTCCCGAAGCTTCTACGACTGTTATTAGTAGCGCAGTAATGGGGTCTGTCGATTATTTGTCGGGCGAGATACAGTTGTCTTTAGACGGCGCTTCTATGCAATCGCCTGAGCCTCCTGCCGGGGAGACGACTGCCGAGGAAATCTTTTTGCTTACCGTGGCTGTAGACAACCCGTCGGGAGCTTGCCAGCGAACGATTGATGCTGGCAAGACGTGGACTGAGTATCCTATGCCTAACAACGGATCGGGCTGGTTGCATGTCGAATATGGGGATGGTATTTTGATCGCCGTTTCAGAGGGTAATACGGACAAGATCGCAAGATCTGAAACGTTTGGAGAGTCGTGGGAACTGATAAATGTCCCTAGTCTTGCTCCGTCTCCGGGGGATCTTACATATGCAGACGGCATCTGGGTTGTTGTTGGATTGGGGCGAACTATAATCAGGTCTTCAGACAAGGGAAAAACATGGATAGCTATTGATTGCGGGTATCCTAACAATTGGAATTCTGTCAACTATGGCAATGGTGTGATGATCGCATGTGCTTATACTGGCGGGTACAGGTCTATGAGATCACTTGATCGCGGTTTGACGTGGACGGGTGTCGTGATTCCTAGTCGGCTATGGACGCATGTAGCGTATGGCAATGGAACATGGATCATCGTTGGGTATACAGGGATTGTTATGAGATCTCGCGACGACGGATTGACGTGGACGCAGATTAGTGTTTCGGAGGGTAATTACTGGAATTGTGTGCGTTATGTTTTAGGACGGTGGGTTGCGGTCGCAAGGGACGGGACGCATAGGGTTATGTTATCTCTGGATGATGGGTTGACATGGGTGATGAGGCTAGCTGCTAGACAAAATGCATGGCGTTCGGTAGAGTGGGTTGAAGGTGACGTTCTTGTTGCAGTATCGCGTGATGGGGTTTACCGCACGATGAGATCTGAAGATGCGGGCGAGACGTGGACCGCCGTCATGGCTTCATCGGCTCATAGTTGGAACTGGTCATGCAGAGGCAGTTTTCAAGTCTCGTCTAGTACTAGGATTGAGGCGAAGTACAAAGTGCGGGGCTATTATATGCCGTTCAATGCGCCTCCTACGCTTGATTATCTTGCGCAAGATTTTGGTTTCTTAAATGATCAGAATGACCCGGTTGATGTTCAGCGATCTACCATTGCGAATATTACAAAATTCTGGGGCTTGAAATCTACTCAGGATAGTTATCGCATTCGGGGCGAAATAAGTTTGTTTGATGTTGAGTTGATGGGGCTTTATCGAGTTAGCATTGAGAGGGCTGCGCATATAGATCCAGATGAGTTGTTTGAGATCGAGGTTGACGGAGATCTTCGGGTGTACACCAGTGTGCGTCCTCGTTTTTTGCGGTATGATCATATTTCTTCAGACGAGCAATTTTGGGATGCGCAGGCTTTTGTTGGTGGCGTTGCGAAGTGGGTTCCGCTTGTGGACAATATGATTCTTGCGATGAATGAGTCGCGTTGGGACGGGATGAGCATTGCGCAGGGATATGCTGTGGACGTTGC